ACCAGTTTACTCAAGGCACTACTGAAATTCTGGCAGGACAGAATTTGATCACTACTGCTGTGAATGAATGGGTAGCCGCATCGTCTACTGCAAACGTCACTGCACGTCATGTGAGTATGATTGGTCACAAAGGAACAATTGGTGGACCTTTGCTCGATCACTATGGCAAGACATACGGTGGTTTTCCTGCAGGTATTACAAATCTTGCGACTTTCTATGGATCGCTTGTTGGTCGAGCGGTAGAAGCATTTCATGCAGACTATGCAATGTTTGCTTCGGGAGCAGGATTTTCTGTAAGTGCAGGAAAGGCGGCTACAGCACTTAAAGCAATTGCATTGGGTGACGCACTGCCGCCTATTCCTGTGCCGCCTAAGCCTCCGATTATGCCTTTTATTCCACTACCGCCAACTGCACCAATTCCTAATCCAGCGATTGTCGAATTGCAGTTGTCATCGAGCAACTACGGTGTGCGCAACGTAGCAGTTGATCCTAAATTAAAGGATAAGATACTTAAGTCTGATGATTATAAAGAACTCTTTAATTTCGATCCCACGATACATGAAGTTCGTTCGAAATTGCGTGATCCTCAACACTTCAACAACGGTGGGTTTACAAGTTATCTCGTGTCACAGGGTAAACTCAACAAAGACTTTAAAAAGAACATACCCAAGAACATCGGTCGATCTGCATCAAAGCAGGGAACGATTCGATTTGGTACCAACTTAATTGGTAATAATCCTGCAGAAAACAGAAGCAAGCGATTCAGAGTGAATAAGTAATGAAGATATTAGTTGATCCACAATATAATCCAGAGTTTGAGTCTACCATCACTTCAGCGACTAAACTAGGTCCCGGCATCACATGTGCTAAGTTTTTGGGCGCACGTGGTTCTCGTACACAGTTTGAGAAGTTGTATGCACAAGGATTTTTTGGTGCGCCTGATCTAAAGCAGATTGCACGTAATCTTGTGCTACACGCAAACGCAATGAAGACTGTAATTGGTAACATAACATTCGGACAGCATCGACTAATTGTGTCTGAAGGCATCTACGAGCCAAATCCAAAATTTGAGATACAAGAAATACCAGCAGGCTCAAAAGATCAAGCAAAGAAACTCGCACGTGAAAACGATGGTGGTTCTTTTGGTAAAGGACCTGATGGATGGATCGCACGTATTCCGTTATATGTTGGTGAACGACCCAGTGGTGGTAGCGTAAATGATCTAAGAAGAACAGGACGTGCAATCGTATATCAGTTGATTGATAAGAACGGCAAGACTGATCCACGCAAGACGTTTGATCTAGCCGTGTTCTGGAAAGACTACATTGACTACGACAAACTGACCCTTGACTATGATACATTTGATCCAAACGGTGACTTGACTTGTCAGATTGTGTTGGAAATGCCCGAGGTTCCATCCAGCTACGATGTCTCTTATTCTTATAACGTTGAGACAACATATAACGGTGAACTTCAGACTAAAAACGAACTGCTTGAAATTCTTCCTGAAGAATAATATAAATAAACGAAAAAGGTTTTTAGGTTCACAATGGCTAAAAAGTTTTCTACAGAAGATGGCAATCTAGACACGAGTATTCGCGTTGTTAAAAATCGTGACTACTCGGACCTTGACTTGTCTCTAAATGCCAGAACGCCAACTTCTGATGGAGATGTTTTTAAAAAGACTGACGCGGCTTCTGTAAAGCAAGCTGTCAAGAATTTGTTGATGACGAACAGATTCGAAAAGCCGTATCGTCCTAATTACGGTGCTGATCTTGGCGGTCTTTTATTTGAATTGATGGATGAAGATACTGGTGAAGAAATCATCGGTAAAATCAAGAGCGCGATTCAACGTTATGAGCCTAGAGCTAAAGTATTAAATGTTAAAGTTGTAGCAACACCAGATTACAATAACGTATCAGTAGTAGTTGAGTTTAGAGTAGTCGCCACTGGATTAGTTGAAACATTAAAAGTTTCTCTCAATCCTTCGACGCCGACTGAAATTCCTTCACTGCCGATTACGACTGAGCCGTTCATTATTTACAATGATATTATTAGAGGGGAAAATGGTGATCGTCTAGCAACTTATCGTGGCGATCTAGTTAAGCGTGATTTGGTAATACCGCCTCCTGATGCATTGCTGACAGATCCAGATTCGGACATGATCTTTGCACTGTTTAACGGCTTTATTGAAGGCGTGTTGTTGATTGACTCTGATCTTCTAGAAGGTATTCTTACTGTGCCTGATGAAGATCAGATTTCACTACAGAACGGTGTAGACTTCTTGCTACCAGAACAAGTTATCGATTAATCGGAGTAAAAAATGGCGACTACCATTAAGTCAACAGAACTAGATTTTAACACGATCAAGAACAACTTGAAACTGTTCTTGGCACAGAAACCGGAGTTTGCGGACTACAACTTCGAAGCATCTGGCTTGTCAAATCTATTGGATGTACTCGCCTATAATACGCACTACAATGCACTGATGGCAAACTTTGCTCTGAACGAATCGTTTCTGAGTTCTGCTCAATTGAGATCGTCGCTCGTTGGTCTTGCTGGAGGCTTGGGTTATAACGTCGGCTCAAGAAAAGCTTCGTTTGCAGTGGTAAATCTAAGCATCACGAATAACGATAATCCATCTTCAATGACCATTCCTTCTGGTACAAAATTCACTACGACAATTAACAGCAAAAGTTATACTTTTCAAACACGAGATGCACTCATTGCACTCGCTGATGGCACAGGCGTTTATCAGTTTACGTTAAATGGTAATCGAAATATTCCTATCTATGAAGGCGTGACAAAACGTAAGACGTTTATTGCGGGCCCGTCAAGTGAGAACGACACCTATGTAATTCCTGTTAAGAACCTTGATCTTGACACTGTAATCGTACGTGTGTACGATAGTGTCACATCTAATCGATACGATCAATACATTAATATTTTTGACACAACCACAATTGATGAAACGTCACGAATCTACGTCATGAAAGAATCGCCCAACGGCTACTATGAATTGACATTTGGTAATGGCGTTCGTCTTGGTCGATTCCCTCAAGCAGGTGACAAGATCGAAGTCATTTACTCTGCTGTTGCTGGACCAGAAGCAAATGGTGGTAAAACGTTTGTTCCCACAACAACCATTGACGGAAAAACAGTAAACGTCACTACGGTTTCTGTATCTTCAGCTGGTTCGTTTAAGGAAGAAATTGAGTCTATTCGAAAGAATGCTCCTTTTCAATGGGCAGCCCAGAATAGAATGGTGACATCACAAGACTATGCCGCACTCATTAGACGAAACTTTTCTAATGTGGTAGGTGACATTAAAGCGTGGGGTGGTGAAGATAATATACCTGCTGATTATGGTTCAGTGTATCTGTCAATCGTGTTCAACACAGAGGATGACGTGGTGATTGAGAACACGAAAAGTGACATCACTGCACTTGCTGACGATTTGTCGATTGCCTCGTTTGATGTTAAATTCACAGATCCTGTCGAAACATTCCTTGAAGTTGCCACAGTATTTCAATTTAATCCACAATTAACATCACTAGATCAAACAACAGTTGAAAATCAAGTGTTGGCGGCGATGCAGAATTATTTCGACACAAGCACAGGTGGATTTAATCAGTCTTTCCGTCGTTCTAATATGCTAACAGATATCGACGCTTCAGACGATTCGATTTTGTCGAGTAGGGCTGATATTAAGATGCAAGCTAGATTCGTACCAAACGGTTCTCCATCACAAACAATTTTTTACTCTTCTGCAATTTCTGTTCCAGATGATGCAACTTATATCATACAGTCAGATCCATTTAATTTTAGAAGCAAAGTTTGTGTCTTAAGAAATCGTCTCGATTCTAATATTATGGAAATTATCGAAATTGCCACAGGAAATCCTTTGATTGACAACATCGGTACGTACGATGCTATAAACGGAACAATTACATTGCTTAACTTTACTGGCACTATTTTAAATGGCGCATACATTAGAGTTGTGGCAACACCTGCGAATCCATCTGTGATTAGCCCTTTGAGAAATAACATTGTTCGTTATGATAATCAAGCATCACGTGCACGTGCAGTTATCACAGATACGTTATAAATAGAACATCGTTAAAGAGAATTACTTATGCCAGCATCCGCAACTAACAGTATGAGAGAACACTTATTGACTCTGTTTAAAGCAGATGTTGATAGTTCGTCTCCACCTTATCATATAGGAATTGCTAGATCAGATCCCGTCGGTCCTGCTGATGGAATTACTGAGACGACTGTGGGCTCGCAATTCAATCAGGAAAAGTTTAGACACACGTTGCAGTCAGTCAAAATTATGAGTAATGCATCGTATGTAATTCCTGTTGTTAATTGGGAAAGTGGAGAAGTGTATGAAGCATACGATAACAATAATCCGTTTCAGACAAATTTCTACGTAATTAACAGTGCCCGTGAAGTGTTCTTGTGTCTTGAGCAAGGTCGCTTGGATGATGGCAGTATTCAGCCTGCATTTACTGAGCCTACTTCTTTTCAAGCAAAGAATCAAGCAAAGTCTTTTAGAACGAGTGATGGCTATCTTTGGCGTTTCATGTACACGATCAGTAACTTTGCGGCTGGTAGTTTTCAGACAAGACAGTATGCACCAGTCAAGCAAATTGTAGACACAGGAACCACAATTCCTGAAGAGATTCAACAACTGAATTTGCAAGATAGTGCTATTGGCGGACAGATTCTAGGCGTTATCATTGACAGTGGTGGTGATAATTATACGAACCCTACACTTACGTTCACAGGAAATGGTGCGGGCGCTCGATTCGTTGCTGATATTTTTGACAACAGAATCGTAAATGTAAGATGTGACTCAAACGGTATTGGTGGATTCTTGCACGGTGCTGACTATGACTATGCATCGATCATTGTTACAGATCCAGGCGGTGGTTCAGGAGCATCTTTGAGGCCCGTAATTGCACCCAGAGTAGGACTTGGCGCAGATCCAGTTCGTGATCTTAAGTGTCGCCAACTCATGCTACAGACCGATTTTATTGGTCGTGAAGAAAACACTATCGTAGCCAATGATTGCGAGTTTTATCAAGTTGGTATTATCAAGGGCTTAACACGATACGGTACTGATTCTGCATTTAATGGAAATACAGGACAAGTCTCAAAAATCTTGACCGTAAACGAAGTCACCGGCGCTTGGGTAGAAGGTGATACTTTTTCTAATGCTGAAGAAACAATCACTGGTAAAATTCTCTATCTAGATACACAGACTCTTTATTACTATCAAGACGTTGAAACAGGATTCGAAAGACCTCAAGCGGCTAACGGCTCTTTCGTTGCTGGAATGGCATTGACCAATGAGCAAGGTGGCACAGCAACGATTACAGGTGTTGTTAATCCCGATGTTGACGCATATTCAGGTGAAATTTTATACATAAATACACTTGAAGATGGAGTCACTCGGGAAGCAGATCAAACCGAAGACATTAGAATAGTTATTCAATTAGGATAAAAAATGGCTACAGAATTTACATCCAATACGCTATCTGGTATTTACTCAGATGATTTTAATGAGGATAACAATTTTCATCAAATCCTCTTTAACAATGGTCGCGCTCTTCAAGCGCGGGAGCTAACACAGCTTCAATCAATCATCTTTCAAGAATTAGCCAGATTTGGTAAGAACGTCTTTAAAGAAGGCGCTGTAGTCAATACAGGCGGTATGGCTGTTAATGCCAACATTGACTATATTAAAGTCTCGGCTGTAAATGCTGGCGGTGCATTCGCAGACATTCCTATTGGCACTGTTTTTAAGAACACAAGCACCGGCTTAGAAGCAAAAGTACTAGATGTAAAACCCAGAAATGTTGACGATGGATTTGTTCTTGATACGCTTTATGTACAGTATGTAAATTCTGGTGGCACTACAAATTCACAATTTGGTGATGGTGATGTGCTGTTCGATCAGTCTGGTGGTGGCTATCAGATCACTACCGAAATTCCTAATGCTACGGGTAAAGGAGTCAGGTTCACTATAGGTGAGGGCGATTTCTTTGTTCTTGGTCACTTTGTTCACACTGTTGAACAATCGATCATTCTGTCTCCTTATACACAATCAGCAACAACGACGATTGGTTTTAAAGTTATTCAAGATGTTGTTACTGTCAATGATGATGTCAATTTATTCGACAATGCAAATGGTATTGTCAATACGGCATCTCCTGGTGCAGATCGTTTAAGAATTAGACTACAACTTACTGAACTGAGTAAGATAACCGAGAACGACACCTTCGTATTCGTCTGCAACATTGAGAATTCAAAAATCGTTGAGCAAGTCAAAGAGATTGACGCTTACAACACTGTCAACGATTTGATTGCACAAAGAACGTTTGAAGAGTCTGGTAACTATGTAGTTGAACCATTCGTTGCAAGTGTTGATGAAGGTACTTTCGTGTATCTTGATTCTAGTTTTGATTTAATTTTATCATCTGGAATGGCATATGTCAACGGTTATCGTGTTGAAAAAATTGCACCAACTCGCTTAAAAGTACCTAAGCCTAAGACAACTGAAACAGTAGAAAACGATGTTATTCCTGTTACCTATGGTAACTATCTACTTGCAGACAGTCAGCGTGGTTTGATGGGTGGTCAATTTCACGATAATGTATATGAGTTTTATGATGACTTTGCTGGTCCTGCTTCAGGCACTTCACTAGGTTCTGCAAGAATTAGACAGGTGGAGAAAGCCGACGGTAACTATCGAGTTTATGTCTATGACGTACGGATCGATTCGGACAAGTCGTTAAGAGATGCCAAAGTACTTGCGAATACTACATCTGACAAATGGAGCTTAAAGCTTGAAGATAATGGTGCACACTTATATGCATCAACTCAAGATAACAATCTTTTGTTCCCGCTGTCCCGTCCTCGTCCTGAGTCTTTTTCTGATATTGTATTGACGAAACAAAGACTGCAAGAATTTATTGTAGCCGATGGTAGTGGTGTTCTTACATTAAACACTCTGCCTGTAGGACAATCATATGTCGATACAACTCTATGGATCGTTGCTGACTCTGCGGCTATTTCACACACCGTATTAACACCTACGAACAGTGGTCGAGATGTGCAAATTTCGGGCGCAATTCCAGGCGATACTTACTCTGTTCTGTGCTATGTTCAAAAGACAGGCACACGAAAAGCTAAGACTGACACTTTCGTCAATGGCGGAAAACTTACAGTAGCATACGATTCAGCGGCTAGACAATACTACTATCAATTTCCATACGTCGATGTGCATGAAGTAAGGAACGTTAATGTAACCAACATCGATGGACGCGATATGTCAGGCGATGTCCGTTTAGATTGTGGTATACGTGATAATTACTATGCAAAGAGTAGACTGATTCTGAATGGTGATTACGATAGTGTTCCCACAACATTGCACGTCGATTACTCTTACTATGCACGTGGTGGCGGTGGTGATTTTTATGACGCTACTTCTTATCCAGATAACATAATATTTGCTAATAATATTGGTGGTGTCGTAGATCAAATTCAGCAAGACGGTACTGTAATTAATATTGCTAACTATCTCGACTTTAGACCCGACGAAACGTCTGGTGCTTTTAGTGCTTTTGAACTTCCTAGAAATGGGAGCAACATTACAGCGGATGTTAGTTATTGGTTACCAAGAGCAGATAAAGTTATTCTGACTCAAGAGGGTGAAGTTCAAGTTCTGATGGGTCAACCAGCAGGCAATCCACAGTACAAGCCAACTCCAGACAATACGCTTGAACTTGCCAAAATCTTAATAAACGGCAATATGCATGCCTTTGATGACTTGCGTATTACACCTGTCGAGCATCGACGCTATACGATGGCTGACATTGCAAAACTTGAGGCAAAGGTCGATGAGTTACAAGAATACACCGATCTGAGTCTTTTAGAACTTGAGCAAAAATTGTTTGCGGCACTTGACAGTGTTGGTAATGCAAGAGCCGAGTGTTGCAATCTCTGTGATGATCACTCGGATCAGACGGGTGCGGATACGAACAATCCCGATTACTCTGCATCTCTGGATCCAGAAAACAAATTGATTCGTCCTACATTTGATGAGAACAACATTCGACTTATTATCGACACTTCACTTTCTTCGGGAATTGTTAAGAAGGGCGATAATGTCTATCTGACACATGACTCAGAAGCTTGGGCAACTCAGGATCTTGCTTCTACTACTGTTAAAGTTAATCCATTTGGATTGGTTGATAACGTAGGCACACTGAAGCTATCTCCCACTTCTGACGAGTGGAAAGATCCAGCACGTGCTGATCGTGCTGTGCCTGGTCAAGGTCGTCTTGATCGTAGACAAGCATATCTATGGAACAACTGGACTTGGAACTGGGCAGGTCGTTCTGCTGAAGACCTCGAATATTGGAATCCTTACTTTGATAACTCGATTATTGGGATTCGTCGAAGAAGGCTCGTTGAGCTAAGAGAGCGTTATTATTCTGGTCGAAATCAGGTCTCTCGATTCAGTGGTCGATTTGTGTCACGAGTTGTGCCTTCTGACACTCTACGTCAAGCAGTTGGCAATCGTGTTATCGATGTTGCATTAATTCCCTGGATGCGCTCTAGAAAGATTTATTTCCACGCTAAGGGATTGAAGCCAAACACTAGACATTATCCTTTCTTTGATGGGAAAGAAGTTTCTGAATGGTGTCGTGAAGAGCCTGCATTCTTGATGTGGTCTGATCGTGATGATCAAACTGATCCACAAACTAGTTATTGGACAGACGAACATCCTGATGGACAATCGCAGTTGATTTCTGACGCGAACGGTGAAATCATTGGTTCTTTCTGGATTCCAAACCCCGCAATAGAATGGAACGTCAGAGCGACAGATCGAGAAACACAGTATAAATCACCAAATTTTTATTTTAGAGCAGGCATTCGCGAATTCAAATTACTAGACACCAGTGTTAATGATTGGGGTCGAGCAGATAGTAAGTGCTTTGCATACTATGCGGCTGTTGGTGCAATCTGGCATCACTGGAATAATTTGATTACGACTAGACCTTGGGGTTACTGGTGGCCATTGTCGTACTGGGTTCACTGGGCTCAGATTTACAGTCCAAAAGAACTCAGAAATACACTCGATCAAATACGATCATCGGCTATAAATCTTGTTGATCCTAAATTGTCAGGTCTCTATGGTCCTGCGCAAGCTGGACTATCAGCGGCAGCTCTTACTGGCCTTGATGCAAATGGTCAAATGTCGCAGATTCTTTCTGACTACATTGACGTTGATGCAAATCAGTTTGCAGAAGGATCACCAGCTACTACTATTACAGCGCCACAGAATCCTATGGCACAAACATTTTTCGTTGACAATCAGTTTGGCGTTACACTGACAAGTCTGCAACTGTACTTCAAAGCAAAAGATGACACGCTTCCTGTTCAGATTCATTTGCGTCCTGTTATTAACGGTAAGCCTGCACACAACGAAATTGTTCCTGATTCTCAAGTTGTTTTGAAATCGAGTCAGGTTAGAGTTGTTGGTGAAGATCCTACGTTGGCTGTTATTCAAGAGCGTCCCACAACGTTTACGTTCGATGAGCCAGTCTATCTGAAGCCTTGGACATCGTACGCAATTGTTGTGACTTCACAGTCGACCGACTATGAACTGTTTAGTTCTAGAACATTGCTACCCGTATTCGGTTCAACTTCGCGAATCACATCGACGCAGAATGCTCCCGGAGCATTGTATCTGCCTCAGAACGGTCTTTCTTGGATCGAAGCAAAGGATCAGGATCTGATGTATGTTTTGAATCGTGCGAAGTTTGATCTTGGTGGTGGTAGTTTGATTCTGAAAAATGCACCGTTACCTCCAAAACTTCTTGGTCAAGCTGATCCGACAAAACAATCGCCGAAGCCAAATATTGAAACATTTGCAGGAACGAGAAAAATCTACGTGCATCACGCTAATCATGGTTTAGAACCAGGCGATCTTTGTAGACTCGACAGTGTTGCTAGTCTTGACTTTGGCGTAAGCGGCTATGCAGGTAGCATTGAAGGTTCTGGTGTATTCACTAATTCAAGTTCAATCGTATCGTACATCGAAGGAGCACACACAGTGGACTCTGTTGATGTGAATGGTTACTCATTCACTTATGATGTCTTACATCCAGTAGAAACATCATCAGGTCTCGGTAGTAGTCATAAAACATTATCCAGACGCAACGCTATCTTTAGCACCGCGATGCCTACAATCGAAACTGTAGTTCCGAACTTTACATCAATCGATGCTGGAGCTAAGTGGTCAGAAGGCAAGATGTTGTCGAGTACTAGAATCAATGCGGCTGGACGATGGAGCCAAGATGCGGATTACTCTAGAGTCACATTGATGCAAAACATCGACTTCGACACTCCAAAGGCTATTTACAATCTAGCGGCTGAGGAAGCGAATTTCGGTGCTGGAGTCAGATCAGTATACTTCAAGCTTGATTTGAAAACATCGAATGATTATGTTTCACCTATCGTCGATATGCAGAGAGCATCTTTGACGCTTGCTGGATTCAAGCTTGACAATCCAACCGTAACACCAGGAATTATCTCAGTCGATGAGACAAATCCGACTTCAGGAACAACGGGTTCGAAGCACATTACAACACCTGTATTCCTCGAACAAGATGCTGTAGGCATTGATGTCAGAGCGTTAGTAAATATTCCTAATGATGCTGATATCTTGTGTTACTACAGAACTGCTGGTGCAGACGAAAATATACAAGATAAGTATTGGATATATCAGGAGAAAGTTGATAATATCCCATACGACAATTCTCAAGTATATCGAGATGCACAATGGTTGCCTGGTGGTCTAGGTGGTACTCTGAAGCCATTTAATCAAGCACAGTTTAAGTTTGTGTTTGTGGGTGGCGATAGAGCACCCTCTATTAAGAACCTGAGATACAGATATCTGGCAGTGTAATGAGCAGATATGTACCTGTGAAGGGGCACTCTGGCTTAGTTCGTGACACATATTCCAACGCATTGATTAACACCAATGCTCAGGAGATCGAACAAGCCAGAGAGCGTAAACGCCTCCGTCAACTTGAAAAAGCCCAAAAACAATCACTTGAACAAAAGGTAGAGACTATCGAAAAGGATCTGGATGAAATAAAAAGTATGTTGAAAGACTTGATCCACAATTCTTATAAATAAAGAATAATTGTTTTTGTGCTGTCGGAAAATTAATGTCTTATCGTCCTCTCAAACACTTAAATGAAGGTGCGTTCAAAGAGCTACTGACTTCTGAAGAAGACTATCTGGCTTATCGAGCGGGTGTTCATTTAAGTAAAATGACAACAAGTGATTTGTCTGCGCTTTCTACTAACGCGGCAGGCGAACTTGTTGGTACGTTTGAAGACACTTTTTATACCTCTGGTCTAGGTCCCATTCCTGGCTCGACAATTACTCGCACAATTGCGATTACTCATGCATCTGATCCTGCTGGATCAACGCACACTTCTACGTTTGGTGCTTTCACGCCTTTACCCACTGTTGTTTATGTGGGAGACACAATTGAACTAACAATTCAAGGCACAGCGACAAACACAGGCATTGGATTTGAAGAGATTGAATATCAGTTAGGTATTTCTGGTAGCGCGGCTATAGGAACTATTACTACGACTCCTTCGCCAGCGGCAACGAGTACGAGTGCAAACGGTCGAGAAGTATCGTGGGAAAATTATCCTGACGGCAATCTTAGCGGTTCTTATCAAGTCACGTGGTCTATTCCGATTACCGATGATGGCGTAATCAACTTCACACTCAACGGTACTACTACTGATTTTCAAAACAGTGTTGTAAGTTCTACCGATGCTGAAGTGCTACCTTCTGTTCGTGTAGAGCCACAGTTGAAGCCAACTACTTCGGCTACACTGTATGAATTATATCAGAACGATGCGAATGTAGCAACCATCGACAACGACAATGCTCTAAAAAGAAATCCACTCTATTGGGATCGAACTGCAACGCCTGCTGGCTTGAAAGAAATGAGCGATGCAGAACTCGATATTGTAGTTCAAAGACTTCTTTTAAAAATCTTTGCAAACGATCTTCCCGGTCAGTATCGCCTTGCTACAGTATCTCCGGGCGCACAGTGGTCAGAGTTTATCGCAGATGTATTTGAAGACACTCGTGGTGACGGTTCACTTGTTACTTATTCTATCTGGGTCAAAACAACCGCAACAGTTCCGACAGTAGTTAAACCTATTTCGCCTTTACGTCAACCGTTGACTAACAAGTTTCAAGGTATAAAGGATCTTAATGATTTAGAACTTGAAATGACTTTCGGCGAACGAATGAAGCAGGTTATTCAAGACACTGGCATTGGTAAGTATCAACTTCGATCTTCTGCTGACGGACCACCTACAGATCCAGGTACGTGGGAAGCACGTGGTAGTGCAATCGATACAAACCTAACTTACGAATCTGAAACGGCTTATATTTCAACCGATTCGTATGATATTAACTACGCTTCGCAGTATCAAGGTTCATATGTTCCTGATTACATAGGCGAGTACATTGACACATACGAATCCAACTATCTTGGTGAATACGGCGCTACTTATACATCATCTTATACTGGCAATTACGAGGCTACGTACATCGGTACGTTTAGTGGTGATTACGCGCAGAGTTATATAGGCGATTATCTTCTTGAGTACGCTCAATCTTATGAGAGTGGTTATGAAGGTGAATATGTTCCCAATTATTCGGGTCTTACTGTTGAAGAGCAGTACACGACCATTTACGAAGCTGAGGACGCGATTGAATTTTATGCGTCAGCATACGCAGAACTTTATGGTGATCTTCCTGTAATTTATACGGGCAACTATGTTACTCAGTACGTCGAGGAAGTTTATACAGGTAACTTTACGGAACTGTATGTCGGCGATTACGTCATAGACTATAGTGGTAACTTTACAGAAAATTACATCGATGATGTCTATACAGGTAACTATATTGACGTATACACTGGCGACTACACAGAAAATTATGAAGGCAACTTTACCGTTAACTATATTCAAACTGAATATGCCGGTAACTTTACACAGCCGTACACTGGTGATTTTACAGCCGCATACTCTACGTCTTATGCAGTTACTTACGCACAAGAAAACTATACTGGTAACTATCAATCAGATTATGCTTCTGAATATCAAGTGCCTTACACAGGCGACTTCTTAGCCACTTATATTCAGTTGATTTACGGTGGTAATTTCATCGAACAATACAGCGGTGACTTTACTGCAACTTATGCGGGCAACTTTACCGAAACTTATACTCAAGCCCAATATACTGGTAACTACTTGTCACAGTACGCTGGCAACTATCAGTCTGATTATTCTGGCGATTATATTGGAACTTATGAGCAACAGACTTACACGGGTAACTATATTTCTGATTACACGGGTAACTATCAGTCTCAGTATTCTGGTGACTTTACTGCCACTTATGCTCAAGCACAATACACAGGTGACTTCATTGTAAGTTACTCTGGTGACTTTATTGCTACATTCCAAGGACAGTATGAAGGCAATTATCAGTCTCAATACACTGGTAACTTCTTACAGGACTATACTGGTAACTTTATTCAAGGTTTTGAAGGACAATATCAAGGTAACTATCAAGTCAACTATGACGGTAATTACATTTCGGACTATGTTACTGCTAGTTACACAGGCGACTTCTTGGCTGTTTATTCGGGCAACTTTGTAGAAACGTTCGAAGGTCAGTACACTGGTAACTATCTTTCGACGTATGCTGGCAACTATACTTCAGATTACGTCGGCGATTTTGTTCAGACATTCCAAGGGCAATATGTCACTGTTTACGAAGAGCCGTATACCGGTAACTTTGTAAACACATTTATTTCTGCTGACTATACAGGCGATTACATCTCGCAATACGAGAGTAATTTCTTGCAAGCGTATTCTGGTAATTACGTCTCACTTTATGTGCAAGCCAACTATACTGGCAACTTCGCGGCTCAATATACTGGCGACTTTACCGCAAACTATCAAGGCGATTTTCTAACTACATTCGTTGATGCGAACTACACTGGTAACTATGCTTCGGATTATGTTCGTGCGTCTTATACCGGTAACTTCCTAGCCACATATTCTGGCGATTTTCTTGCCTCTTATACCGGTGACTTTGTTACAACGTTCGTTGATGCGAACTATACTGGTAACTATGTTAGTCAATATTTGGGGACTCGGAATGTAACTTATTCGGGTAACTACATTTCGAATTACGCACAGGCGAACTATACGGGTAACTTCCTTGCAACATTCGTTGATGCAAACTACACAGGCAACTTCCTAGTAACTTATGCTGGCGACTTTACTGCTACATTCCAAGGGCAGTATCAAGGTGACTATGAGTCGGGCTATGCTGGCTCATTCGTCGCTCGATATACTGGTGACTTCTTAGGAACATTCCAGGGTCAATATGTTGGTGATTTCTTAGCCAACTATGATGGCAACTTTATTGCAAATTACGCTGGCGACTTCCTTGCTACGTTCCAAGGGCAGTATGTTGGTGACTATGTTGGTCAGTATACAAGACAAATCAACGTAGGCTATACAGGAAGCTTTCTGGCGACATTCCAGGGACAGTACACAGGTTCGTTTTCTCAAACTTATGTAGGGACTTACACAGGCACATATGTCGGTAACTACACTGGTACATATGTCGGAAACTATGCTGGTGCTTATGTATCGGCGGCAGCCACTTATCAAGGTGGCTACGCCGGTGCTGCCGCTTGGACATCGTACTTCTTCAGTCTTAGTTCTCCTCGTTATTACTGGTATACGACACAAGCAAGATTTGCTTTTCCCGTAAACCGTTGGTTTTATTGGAATAATTCATTTCAATCATTGGCGAGCATTGCCAATGACGGATTAGTTCCCTTTTTTAGTCGCGGTTTTGAATATGAAGCGGGTACCATACAATATCAGACAGGATCGTCTTTAAGCACTCTCCGCAACTATTACAATATCAGACGCCGGTCAATTTTTGGTGGCTCAACATACACTGGCGGATATACCGGCGGTGGCGGCACTTATACAGGAACATATGTTGGTTCGATTCAGCAAACCTATACTGGCTCGATTCAACAGTCGTACGATGGTAATTATATTGGCTCTGTTAACATAACATTCGTTGACGCAAACTATACTGGTGACTATCTTGGTCAGTATATACGAGCAATTAATCAAAGTTACACAAGTGTGTTCCAACAAACATTCGTTGATGCAAACTACACTGGTAACTTTATTGTTAATTATTCAGGCGATTATGTTTCTCGTTATACGGGCAACTTCCTTGCAACGTTCGTTGATGCAAACTACTCTGGTAACTTCTTAGCGACATATACCGGCAACTATACTGGTGTATATGTTGGTAGCTTCCTTGCAACGTTTGTTGATGCAAACTATGTGGGTAACTATGTTTCGAACTATACCGGTGACTTCTTAGGAACGTTCCAGGGTCAGTACGTTGGTGATTTCTTAGCAACATTCCAAGGTCAGTATCAAGGCGATTTTATTGCGAACTACGTTGCAACGTTCGAACAAAATTACACTGGTGACTTCCTTGCTACGTTCCAAGGCCAGTATCTGGGTAACTTTGTAACGCCTTATACTGGCAACTATATTTCAAATTATGCTGGCGACTTTACGGCGGCGTATACTGGAAACTATGTTGGCGATTTCTTAGCCACGTTCCAGGGACAATATCTGGGTAACTTTACTGTACAATATACCGGTAATTATCTGAGTCAATATACTTCTGATTTCTTAGCCACGTTCCAGGGACAGTATGTCGGTGATTACATTTCGAACTATAATGCAGACTTCAATACTCAGTATCAGTCAAACTTTACGGCAACGTTCCAGGGTCAGTACATTGGTGATTTCTTAGCAACATACACTGGCACTTATGACACAATATATGTTCAAGCCGACTACACTGGTAACTTCGTCACAACATACAGTGGTGATTATATCTCTGATTACACCGGTGACTTTACTGCCAACTTCGTTTCACAGCAATACACTGGTGATTATATCTCTGATTACACTGGTAACTTTGCAGTAACGTATACTGGTAATTATCTCGGCGATTACGTTTCGCGATACACTGGCGACTACGTTGGAAATTACGCCGATCAAGTGTACGGTGGTGACTTTACTCAAGTCTATACTGGCGACTTTACGAATAACTACGTTGGCGATTATATTTCTACATACGCTCAAGCAGATTATTCTGGTAACTACGTATCAAATTATCAGGGTAACTTCACGGCGCAGTTCGAAGGTCAATACGTAGGCAACTTCTTAGAAGATTATACGGGCGACTTTACAGCTATTTACTCTGGTGACTTCCTTCAAGGATTTGCTGGTCAATACGAAGGTAATTATATTACTCCGTATACCGGTGATTATATTTCAGCCTATACTGGTGATTTTCTTGCAACGTTTGAAGGTCAATATGTTGGCGATTTCATCGTACAATACACTGGTAACTTCATCGAAACTTATGAAGCAGACTTCGTACAAGATTTTGAAGGTCAGTATACTGGTAACTATCAGTCTGACTATACTGGCGATTATGTCGCAATTTATACTGGTGACTTCTTACAGATTTTCCAAGGGCAATATGTCGGCGATTACGTAAAAGCATATATCGGCAATTATCAGTCAGCCTATACGGGCGATTTCGTATCGATATTTGAAGGTCAGTACACCGGTGATTATCTGTCTGATTACACTGGTAACTATCAAGCAAATTATTCAGGCGACTATCTGTCTAACTTCGAAGGTCAGTACACTGGTGACTTTATCGTAACATACACAGGCAATTACGAAGTAGACTACACGGGCGACTTTGTTGAATCATACACCCAAGATTATGAGCAAGACTACATAGAAGATTATGTTGCTCAAGAAGCATACGTAACGGCTTATGCTGGAAACTACACTCCAACATACGAAACAGTTTATACTGGTGATTATACTCCTGATTACGAAGGTCCATCGGGCGACTATTTAGGAACCTATCTTTCGAATTACACTGAAGAGTTGTATGCGCAAGAGTTTACGGTTGACTACATATCATTAGACTATACGAGAAATCGCGAAGAAAGTTACACTGGTGATTCTTATATAGAAACGTACACAACTGATTTCGAATCAAGTACTGATTACGCCACTTATTTGGGCGGTGATGATAATGAAGAATATGTAGGAACATTTGAGGGCGCGGGAGATGCAGAAGTTTATGGTGGTTCTCCTTATGAAGGATCTAGTTACGTATCTGATTACAATCGAGTAGTTACCATCGCAGAAGCATATTTGGATGACGCTAAATTAACATCAACACCAGTAACAATTGAGACATTTACATTATACGTACGTGTTGCTTAAAATATGGAGTAAATTATGGCAAAGTATGAGTACTTAGATAATGCATTTTGGGAAGCAGAAGATCGCTCAATCGTAAAATGCATTAGGCTAACTACGCTTGAAGGTCAAGAAGGCAAGAAGAAAAAAGACGTTATGGAGTTTCGCAAGATTCGTCCTGATGGCTCTGAATGCCCTCACTATAAAGAAGTGGTAACAAAAGTAGGCATTCCAAAGATTGATGAGAATACTGCTGAACGTAAAGAAAGAAAAGAGCGTGAAGTAAGAGAAAAACGCGCTCATCACGAGCAAAAGAAAAAGACTGCTGAACTAGAGCAACTTTTCAATCTTAAGCTTCAAGCCTTTGAAATTGAAGAGATTAAAAATTCTGAAGATCGTGTATTACGTGGCAAGATTCGTAGAGCGCAAAATGTAGTAGAAATGAATGCGTTGTGTGCAGTTTTGATCGCAAAAGAATTGGGCTATTATGGAGACAAAGATGACGCAGGAGCCAACTAAGGGTTACGTAATCGTTGCGTCACGGCGAAGTTTCTTTTATGTGTCTGCACTTAATTTGATGGAATCAATTCGCGATTTTTATCCTGATGCAAATATCTGTCTAGTCTGTGAAGAAAAGTTTCTTGATGATCGAGGACGAAAACTCGCCAACGAAATAATTTTCTGTAACGATCACAAGCGAGCCAAACTTTGGGGCATGGCAAAGTCTCCATGGGATATTACATTCTATATTGACGCAGACACAGAAGTCGAGCATGAAGACATTGAACATGTCTTTGGCGAACTGAATGGCTATGATGTCATGTACACTGGTCTTCCCGAAGAACGTTCTTACTGTTATGCAGAACTGAAGTTTCCTGGTGGTCAATTCGAACTGTGTGGGGCAGTGTGTCTGTATGACATGCGCAATCCATTAGTGCGCGAGTTTATGTGGGACTGGTATGATCTGACTGTTCAACAATACGCAGGCACTTGGTGGCCACAGAAAGAAGATGGAACAGAAGATACTGAATTATATCCTGCAACGTTGAAGCGTTGGGATCAATTCTCTCTTTGGTGGCTTGTAAACAAAGAGCCCAAGTATCAAGACTTGAAAGTGGGTATCTTTGAAGATGACGCCAGATGGAACTATTTTTCACGCTATAAATATGCTCACAACAAGAAGCCTGTTGTTATTAGACATTATTCTGCTTCTGAAGCGAAGCATATGGAGTTTTGATGAGAGATATTCCACTTAACGATTTTGCATTAGACATCTTAGATGATGCGCTTTGGTTCACTCAAGACAAGAACTATGAGACTGTTGTGCTAACAAAGAAAGATAAGCACACCAAAGAAGATGCTGACTGGTATACCGGCGAAGCATACTTCAAACAAATTATGGCGCAAGGTACAGGTCATAATGGATTTCCAGAAATTGTGGTATCTCATGGTTTTGGCATTGGTCAAATGCATTTCTCTAAAGAGAGAACTTCGCAGGCAAGAATTCCTGAAGTCTCTATGAAACAGGATGCGTTTTTGCAAAAAATACAAACTACGTTCAATTTGAAACGTAATGCTCTATTTGCGGTTTATCCGCCAGGTGGTTACATTTCTTGGCACAACAATGCGAATGCTTCTGCATTCAACTGCGTCTTTACTTGGAGCGAAACCGGCGATGGTTGGTGGAAGCACTGGGATAATGAAAAGAAAGAAATGGTAACGATACCTGATAAGAAAGGCTGGCAATGTAAAGTTGGTTACTTTGGTGCGTACGAAGATCCTGCCGAAAAGCTAGTGTATCACACAGCACGAAATGGCGACACAGGTTTACGCATGACAGTTGCATTTGTGCTTGACAGATCAGAGATGGCTATAGGAATGCAAGATTGGATTATTGAAGATATTCACGCCTAAATTATTATAAATAGAGCCATAAGATTCATTTTTTAGGTTAGAGACTTATGGCAAGGTATGAAGAATTAACTATCGATCAGGGAACAGATGTTTCTCTTGACGTGTATCTTACGAACATCGATGGTTCACCAAAAGATTTGTCTGGCTATTCAGCCGCGGCTAAAATGAGTACGCGGTATGACGTTGATAGCTCAGATAAAATCTCTTTCGACGCTTATGTCACTGTCCCTCCAACTGCCGGCATTGTTAACTTATCTTTGACAAACACCGTCACAGATACGCTAAATAGTAAAAGAAAATATGTTTACGATATGGAAATTTCATATCAAGACAGCGATGCCAACACTATCGTAGAAAGAGTTCTTGAAGGACTTATAACAGTAACGCCTTCGGTAACATGAGGTCAGTATGTCAGTACAAGTAGGAAACAGGACATTAGTAAGCAAGATAACGTACGGTACACCTTATCGTACTGCTGTCATTTCTGCTAGTGCCGACATTGATGCAATCACAGGTCTTGTCACATCAGGTGCAGTAGACGGCTCTCTCTTTGAATACGACTCAGCGTCAGGCAACTGGAAAGCCACGTTAACACTTCGAAAGCAGATTATCGATGGTCGTGTTTATCCGTCTGACTCAGATCGTGCACAGATTCTTATTCGGCGCTCGGGCACTCAGGGCGATCCACTTGTTTTAAGAACAGGTGAATTAGCATACTCATATCTTTCAGACTCTGGTAGTTCCGCAGACGGCTTCGGCTTAGGCGGTGATCGTCTGTTTATTGGTGCTGGCGGCGATTCGTCAGTTGCGGGTGTACTACAAGCAGAGCGCATCGATGTAATCGGTGGTAAGTATTTTACTGATCTACTGAATCATCCACATGGTGTGCTAACTGCTTCTAGTGCGATTATAACAGACTCCGAAGGTAAAGTCAATACTTTAAAAGCTGGCTCGCTAGAACTAGACAGTGCTACGCTGGGTAGACTGGCGGTATCTGATTCTGCAATCTTTAACGATCTGCAAGTTCTTGGCACACAAACCATTGTAGAAATTATTGCTGATCGTATCAACGTTGACAACCTCACTGTTGATAGTAGTCTGAGTGTTCTAGGACTAGCCTCGTTCAACGACAGTGCAACCTTTGCTGGTAAAATTACTGTAAGTGGTGCTGGTGTATTTGATGATACACTCGATGTAGCAGGACTTACCACACTCGATTCTGCTGTTATAAACAATCTGAGGGTTGATTCTAGCCTTGAAATTCCTGGCTCATTGACCATTGCAGGCACTACTACGTTTGACTCTACTGCAACGTTCAATGGTGAAGTCAACATTGGCGAAAGAACACTAAGCGAGTTTATTGATAGCGATGTGTTCCAATTGTTACGTGCAGGTCAGGCTATCATCTTAACATATGCAGATGATAGTGACAAATTAACGATTTCAGTTCCAACAGCTACGGCTAATACACCTGGAGTTGCGTTCTTCGACTCAGCGCAGTTCACTGTCGATTCAAACGGTCAGGTTTCATTGCTGGAATTTGAAGGCGGTGACTTTTAATAAATAGAACAATATCGGTAGGATAGAGACTTAACATGGCAATAACAAAAATTATCCATAAAAAGACGAGTGTCCCGGAGAAACGTCCGGGCATCGCCGATATCGAGCTTGGTGAAATTGCGATCAATACGTTTGATGGCAAGATGTTCATCAAACAAGATAGAAATGGTGAGGTTGACATTGTTCAAGTCGGTGACGATCCTACACCCAACGTATACTATGTTTCTAAATCAGGTAAGAATGGAAACTTAGGTACGTCTCTTTCTGATGCATTCCGCACAATTGACTCTGCTGTCGATCTTATCACAACACTCAAAGATTTTGATTTTGACGAAGGTATTTGTCGAAGAGACTTGGGTCTCATTCTTGATGGTCTACAGTTTGATATTGCTTTTGGAACAAACTATAACGCAGTAACGTCTGGTCTCGCATATCAAAGAGGCAGTGTAAGTGCGGTCAAAGTTATTGAAGAGCAAATCGTTGCTACACGAAGTGCATTCAACGAAGCAAAGGGTGCTATCGCTTCCCTAGATCCTGTTAAAGCAAGCACTGGCGATGATGGTGCACTTGCAAGAAATGCTAGACACTGGGCAGAGGTTGTTGATATTCTTGTCAACGGAACGCAAAGCACAGAAAACTTTGCTGACTCTATCGAATATCCAGTTCCTGTTGTTCTGCCTACAGCAGACGCAGATGATGCGGCTGTCATTCTACAGAACAACCGTGAGTATCTAAAGAACGAATTAGTCCAGTACATTGCAGAGAACTTCCCTGCTCTTACTTATGACCGAGACTTGTGTTCGCGTGACACAGGATACATCATCGATGCTGTAACGCTCGATTTGATGCTCGGTACAAACTTCAACTCCGTCACTGCGGGCTCTGCATATTATAGAGGAAATGCATCTGCGCAGTTGGTGATCAGTGATCAGCTAGAAGGAACAGTTGGTGCAATCAACGAATTAGGTCGTTTGATTGGCGAACTTGCCATCGACTCTGATTCTCGGGTAAATGTTACAAGCAGTATTGCAGAGATTACTGACATTATTAGCAACGGTCTTGATGGTGCTGATGCGTTTACTTATCCTGCGGCTCCTGCATCTACAGCAAATCAACAAACAGCCGCTACTGCAATTCAGTCTAATCGAACAGCAATCATCAACTCGACGATTGCTTGGATCGACAGTAACTATCCAGCATTGTCTTACAACTCTGCTACTTGTGGTCGTGACGTAGGATTTGTACTTGACGGCTTGACACACGATATTCTCTATGGTGGTAACTATCAGTCTCGTAGAAGTGCTGATGCATACTTCTCTAATGCTGTAAGTCAGTTGGGCGATTCTGAAACATTACCTACTGTTGCGGCATATGACGAACTAAAGAACATCGTCAACACTTATGTCACAACTTCAACAGAGCAAGCCCGTGTCAACGACTTGATCGAAATTGTAAACGAAGTTCTTGAAGCCGGTAATGTTGCTGTACTCAGACCTCTCGTTTATCCAAACTTTACAGGTATTGACGGCACAACAACTGCATCTTACAATTTGATTCTAGCCGACTCTGCTAATCTTAAAGCGGGCGTGATTGCATATGCCGATCAGAATGGTCCTGCAACGTATGATCGTGTTCGCTGTAAGCGAGACGTTGGTTTCATCGTAGACGGCTTGACATTTGACGTTCTGTATGGTGGTAACTTTGCGAGCGATATTGTTGCACGTGCATACTTCTCGTTTGGCACAAATCAGTTGGGAGACAGTGCTTCTGATCCTGAAGTTGTCGCGACAGTATCGACTTATCAGCACCTGAAGCAGATTGTTGACGAATTGCTTTCTAACAGCCTGTCTTCTAATTTGTACGAGCAAGGAACTTGGCCAGGTGCTGGTGTTGGTCCTGACTCTTCTGGTAATGGCGGTAACTACTCTACTGCAACTGAAGCGCAGGTCACAAATGACTTGCTAGACAATTTGATCACTGTTATTACAGAGGGAAGTCTTGCCAGTATCGATTCTGTACAAGAGCCTAGCCTTGCGGCTCGTGCTGTTCCTATCGAGTTAAGAAACGCTGTTCAGTCTATTAACGACGAACGAAACCTCATTATTACTCAATCAGTACAGCGAGCGCAAGCTACAAATGATATTACAATTTATCTCAAGTCGGGTGATTATGTAATTAATAACCCAATTCAGCTACCTGAGAAGGTTGCTATCGTGGGCGACAACTTGAGAACAACGACGATTCGTCCGTTTAGCGTAGACTCTGATTTGTTCTATGTGAGAAGCGGATGTTTCTTGAAAGACATTACGTTCCGAGATCATCAAAGCGGAGCGGCTTGCGTAGCATTTAACCCGAACGTTGACTCGCCAAGAGCAGGTCCGTTTATTGTACAGTCTCCTTACGTACAGAACTGTACGTCGATTACTACTGACGGTATTGGTATGAAGATCGACGGTTCGAAATGTTGGGGTCTGCGTTCGATGGTATCTGACGCATTCACTCAGTACAACGCGGCTGGTACTGGCGTATATCTACTCAATCGTGGTTATGCGCAGTTGGTATCGATCTTTACGATTTCGACTGCAACATCTATTCTTGCTGAAACTGGTGGTCAGTGTTCTATCACTAACTCTAACACCAGCTTTGGTGACTTTGGTCTTATCGCACGAGGTAGTAGCCCAGTTCTTTACTCTGGTATTCTCGACTCTGATTATGCCAAGTTTGATGATGTGATGCAAGTGAATGAGATTATTAATCTTGATTCGGCAGACTGGCTAAATCCATACGGCGAGTATAAGAAGCCGAACTATGGTGATGCGATAAAGTTTGACTCAGAAGATTACTATTACACATGTCTTGGCGTCGATTCAGTTGCACCTGGTGTTTATAACATCACATTCCAGCCACCGTTGAACCAAGACATGAGACGTAATCAGAAAATTAGTTTTGTTCAACGTTCTGTTATCACATCATCTTCACACACGTTTGAATACGTGGGTGCGGGTACGAACACCTTTACTGCTATTCCTCAGAATGGTGGTATTCCTGATCCTACAAAAGAAGTTATTTTCGATTCTGAGACGAACGAAGGTCTGGTGGTATTCACGAGTACGGACCAGCTGGGTGACTTTAGAATTGGTGCTGAACTGACAATTCGTAGACAGGCAGGTCGAATCGAGGGCGAGACGTTCGAAAGATCGTTGTACGCAATTCTAACTCCATACATTCTAGCACTAGAGGGTTGATACATGGCTATCCCACTAAATACATTTAAAACGACAACTGCGGTAGTTCCGGAGGAACCCCCCGGCGGATTTACCGGGGATAGCGATGTCATCTACGTTGTTCCTGCGGGGATTACAGCAATTGTGCTTATGGCGCAGATTGCGAATCTAGACTCTGCTGAACACACAGTAACGTTCACTCACTATGATCGTGACGAAGTACTGAACACAGAACTTGTGAAGGATCTTCCTGTTCTGCCGAAAGACGCTGTTGGTGTGATTACTGGTAAGTTGATCGTAGAAGAAACAAATAGAGTTAGATGCTCGGGTTCTACTGGCTCAAGTGGCAAACTCAAACTAGTATTAAGTTATCTGGAATCTCTAAATGGCTAAACGAATAGAACACGTTAGCGGACGTGTAAAACTAAGAGATCCGAGTCAGTTAGATTCTGATCGCTTTATTTACATTACGCTAGATCAAGCGGAAGCAAACTTTGGACGACCTGATTCAGATCGTCTATTAGTCATTTCTAATGTCGATGGCACGAGACTGTTCACCGACGAAATTGCGCTGGGCGGTCTTGCTTTCAAACCCGGCTCGCTTGATTCTGCGGATTCTGCTTCGCTATATGCTCTATTTGTTAAAGGCGATCCTTTCGACGGTACAGTTGATAGTGTTGCCGTCAAGAAACTTTCTGAAGCTTTCTTCGAAGAAGACACACTTGATACGGTCACAACTCGTGGCAATACTACGACAAACACAATCGATGTTGGCAGAGTTATTGCTGACAGTGCGTTTATTTCTGGTCGATTAATTGTAGGCGGTGATCTTCAGGTCAACGGCACAACTACCACGATCAATTCTACAGAACTGTCTATTAACGACAAGAACATTGTACTGGCTGACAGCGCCCTAAGTGCGGCAGCCGCAGACAGTGCAGGTATTACGGTTGCTGGTGCAAACGCACAAATTTACTACAAAGCCGCCAGCGACACATGGAATCTAAACAAAGCAACGATCTTTGACTCTACCGTTGAAATCAACAACACGTTGACTCTTAACAATGTAGAAAGAAGACAGACGACTTTAGTTCTTTATCTTGATGAAATTACAGGTGAAGTAGTTGCAGGCGATCCTTCGGGTGATAGTGCAGAAGGTGCAATTGCATCGAAGCAGATACAAGTTGTCAATGTCAATGACAGCAACGAATATCATCCATTATTCGTACGTGATTATATCGGCATTGACAGTATCAACACTGATATTCAATTCACATACAATCCTGGTCTAGACAGAATTAGTGTTGGTCGACTTGAACTGAATCAACTCGATTCACAAGAAGGCGTTACTCGATTCTTGGTACTGAACGATTCTGATCAGGTACGTTTTAGAAACTTAGGCGGTCTTTCTCTTCTCGACTCAGAAACAGATACACTGCAAACTGTAACAAGACGTGGTGATTCTACTGATCAGCCAATTACCGTTAAGAAACTTACGACAGTTGACAGTGCATCAATTGGAGGCGACTTGCAGTTCCAAGGTGCACTCCGAGACGAACAAGGCTTCAGACTAGTAATCTATGATTCTGCTGGACTTGTGCTTTGGGGCTAATAGGAGAAATCGATGGCATCACCTACAACACGCAACGAACTGATTGATTTTTGCTTGCGCAGACTCGGAGAGCCTGTGCTTGAAATCAACGTGGACGTTGATCAGATTGAAGATAAAGTAGATGATGCGATTCAAAAATATCAAGAGTTTCACAGTGATGCTACGATTCGAACTTATCTGAAGCACCAAATCACTGCGACTGATGTGGCGAACAAGTACATTCCTGTTTCGTCTGACATTATTTTTGTTTCGAAAGTATTTCCGATCTCTACTACATTCAGCACCACAGGTAATCTTTTTGATATTCGCTATCAGATGTTCTTAAACAATATGGGCGACTTCATTAATTTTGCTGGTGACTTATCTTATCTGTATCAGATGGAACAGTACTTAAGTATGATCGACATGCAGTTGCATGGTCATCCTCAAGTAACGTTCTCTCGTAGACAGAATCGTCTTTATGTGTTTGGCGATTTTGAAGACGAAGATTTGCAAGAAGGAGATTATTTGGTTGCAGAGATTTATCAAACCATTGATCCCGAAACACATACAAGCATCTACAATGATATGTTTATCAAAGACTATACGACCGCTTTGATCAAACAACAATGGGGTGCTAATCTCAGTAAATTCGAAGGTATGCAATTACCTGGTGGAGTTACGATGAACGGTCGTCAAATCTACGAAGACGCAACGGCTGACATTGAACGACTTGAAGAGAAACTGAGAAACGAACAAGAACTTCCGGTCGATTTCTTTGTAGGGTAAGATGGCGACGAATAGGTATTTCAGACAAGGTGCGACATCGGAGCAGATTCTCTATGAAGATTTAATCATCGAGTCTCTTAAGATATATGGTCAAGATGTTTACTACCTGCCTCGCGAGATAGTCAAAAGAGACACAATCTTTGGCGACGATTCGACTTCGCGTTTTGATAATGCCTATCGATTAGAAATGTATATTGAAAACGTCGAAGGATTCGACGGCGAGGGTGATCTGTTCACAAAGTTTGGTGTAGAAATTCGTGATGCCGCAACGTTCATTGTAGCACGGCGTCGATGGAAAAGTCAAGTACAATTCTACGAAAATACTGATGAAAAGCCCATGTATCGTCCACGCGAGGGCGATCTGATCTATCTCACGCTGTCAGATTCTTTCTTTGAGATTACAAAGGTAGAGACTGAGAATCCATTCTATCAGTTAAAAGATTTGCCTGTCTTTAGAATTCGTGCAGAACTCTTTGAGTACAATGATGAAGACTTTGATACAGGTCTTGATCTCGATGACATTGAACAACAAGCATTCCAGAGACTGGTCACATTTGATCTTGCGAACATGACAGGTAAATTTGAAGTGGGCGACACGTTGACACAGACAAATCCAAATGGCTTCACTATTACAGGTGATGTTGTGAAGATTGATGCTTCGATTCCTTCGTCGTATAAAGTCTATATTGCTCACGCAGGCGCAGATGATGGTGCGTATCATACATTCAGTGCTGACTATCGTATTGAAAACGAAGACGGTATTGGTGGAAAACCTTCTATAGTGAATCAAGAAATACTAGAAGAAGGTGCGCAGAACACAGACTTCGACACTGAAGCGTCTGGCATCATCGATTTCTCTGAATCTAATCCGTTTGGAGATCCTGCATAATGTTTGGCACTTACTTCTATCATCAAAGAATTCGAAAAGCAGTGGCTGTGTTTGGCTCGCTGTTTAATAATCTAAATGTTCTTAGAACAAATGCGGCTGGTGATATTATCAGTCAAGTTAAGGTGCCTTTATCTTATGCACCCAAGAGAGACTTTCTGGCTAGAATCGACGCAATGAACAACGGCGAAGAGGCTGAGCGTCAGATCGCAATCAAGTTGCCAAGAATGTCCTTTGAAATTATGTCGATGAACTACGATGCTACTCGACAGTTACCTAAGATGAATAAGTGTGTGACGTTTCCTGATAACTTTTCGGGAAGTGCACAAGAGATTTACACACCAGTACCCTACTCGATTGGCTTTCAACTGAACGTATACGCAAAGTCGCAAGACGATGCACTACAAATTGTAGAGCAAATCTTGCCCTACTTTACGCCTCAGTACACCGTTACAGTCAAGCCACTTTCTGATTTTGACACGAAAGAAGATACGCCGATCACACTAACTGGTATTACGTTCCAAGACGATTACGATGGACCATTAGAAGCGCGTAGAACGATTATATACACACTCGACTTTGAAATGAAGTTGAGTCTGTATAAAAATGTTTCGTCTTCCAGTTCGATCATTACACAAGCCACTGTTAACTTTTACGAAATTGATAAGACTGATATTCTATCGTCTGTTGTTCTTGATTCGTTCACTACAGAAGGTCTGAGCGGTAAGATTGCAGAAGATGATGGTACGTTAACAAACAACAATTTTAAGATTCGATTTGCACCAAGAGAAATTACTTCAATAGAAGTGTCATCAAATCCACAGAATGGAACAGCCACAGCATCACTGACATCAAATACAACAACCACAACTGGTCGTATTACTGCGAACGGTTCATGGTCTTATACACCGAACGCTGACTGGCACGGCACAGACACATTTACAATTCGTGCTAACATTACTGGTGGTGGTAGCGTAGAGCGTACAGTTACCGTTGTTGTTGGTCCGACTGAACGTGACACATTCGATCAAACTGAATTTATTAATGTTGGTGCAGGTGAGGCGTTCCTTGATATCTTTGTAGGAACAACCGATCAATTTGAAACGACTGGCGGCGTAACATATTCTATTGCCGCTGGTGGATATCCAAACCATGGTTCTTTGTCAGTAACCAACGCAAATACTGGCGAATTTAAATATATACCAGATGCAGGCTTTGATGGCTCAGATAGTTTTGTTTACAGAGCGACTCCAGCTGGCGGCAAGTCTGAAGTAGGAATTGTTTCTATTACCGTTGTTTCAACAGCAAACATTATGGCGGCTGAAAACGGAGAAATCTTAACAATCGAACAAGCTTCTGATGACATCTTAGAACTAGAACAATAACGAGGAATAGAAATGGCAACTGTAAAAATATCGCAACTGGCACCAATGATCGGGACTCCTGATAGCGATGATTTTATTGCAATCGTTGACGCCAGTTTGTCAGAGACAAAAAGAATTCTGGTCAGTGATTTTCTTTCAGGAATTGATAGCGTTGCGAATGCAACATTTGCCATTCAAGCCACTTATGCTGATAGCGCACTTGATGCTAGATTTGCAGTTGTAGCAAATAGAGCATTTGTCGCTGATAGCGTTGCAGTTGCGGCTTCGGCATTAACTGCTGACGCCGCTGACAGTGCAACAAATGCAACGAATGCAATCCTTGCTCTAAGGGCAAACAGTGCTGACAGTGCGACAAACGCAACTTTCGCTAATTATGCTCAACGGGCTGAAACTGCCGACAGCGCCACAACAGCCGCTTTTGCATTCAGAGCGGATTACTTAACGTTAGATAGTGTTGGTAACGCCACTTTCGCATTTACTGCTGACAGTGCAAATAGAGCAACGCGAGCAATTTTTGCTGATCGAGCAGGATTTGCAGATTATGTCAGTCAAGATAGCGACCTTATTTGGGGCGCCGCGGCGCCATCATCTGTTGATAGTGCACTTGATTATTTGAAAAACAATCTGAATGCTTATTCTACTGACAGTGCTGCCCTCTGGACTGGTTCAGCACCAACAACGATTGATAGTGCTTTAGACAGATTGGCACTTGTTGTTAGAACATTGAATGGCGGTACTGGCGCATAACCTATATAAATAAGAGAAAGATTTTCAATTGAGGATATAAAATGGCAATTGCAGGCGTTAAAATATCGAGTCTTCGGGAGCTGACTAATGCCGAAGATAATGATTACATCGTCATCAATGACTTTAGCACGACCACTACTAAGAAGATTAGTAGGGAAAATTTTCTTAGGAACTCTACTAACGTAAGAGACTCTGGTGAGAATGGCGCGTTTATCCAAACGCTTACGTGCAACTCCCTTGACGTAAACGTGGATGCGGCTATTAATGGATCGACAACTATTGGTGCTGATCTTAGTGTTAATGGCACCATTACTTTTGATAATCTAAAAGACGCTGTTGAGAACATTATCATCACTAAGTTTGTTGATGAAGCGGACGGTATTTCGTCTAATGACGATGACGTTTCTATTCCTACATCTGCGGCTGTTAAAGATTACGTCGATGGTGCTGTATCTGACCATCGTGCAAAAATTGTACATGGCGAAACTCAGAATGGTTTGAGTCTTGTCAATCAACTGAAAGTCTATCAAACAGAATATGTAAAAGAAGTAGGCGCCTTTGAAGAAGGAATCTTTGATTCGTTAATTGCACATGAGGTACAAGAGATTGTTCCTTATGTTGTGCTTGGTGAAAAAGATGCTGTACATCGTGACGGTAAGCCTAACTATCAGAAAATTAATTATCAGAAATTGGTACCCATATTGATCACTGCTATTCAGGAGTTGTCAAGACAAATTGAAGAACTTAGGAGCTAAACAATGCCAGGCGTAAAGATTACAGACTTAGAAGAATTAGCACAAGCGCCTGCTGATGATGACATTCTTGTCATTGTCGATCTTGATGCAAACGCTACTAAGTTTATTTCAGTTGAAAATCTTCTAGAGCCAGCAAGTGCGGCGGCATCTGCCGGCACTGCTGACAAACTTCTGATCGAAGCGACTGATGCAGATGTTACATTTTATCTGGGTATGTTTCCTAACGCGCCTGGCACACCAGCGGCAGACTCCTGTAAAGTTGATACTGACTTAAGATATAACGCACTTACAAACACGCTGACAACTGGATTCTTTGCAGGTAACGGTGCTAATCTAACGGGCGTTCTTGCAGATAGTGCCGCAAGAGCAACAACTGCGATTGAAGCCCAACGAGCATTATTTGCAGAAGCCGCTCTAAGTGCTGATAGCGCAGACTTTGCGACTCAAGCAGTTTCAGCAGAACGAGCAGACAGTGCAACAAACGCGACCAATGCTGTGTTTGCAACAACTGCGAACTTTGCGTTTGGTGCTGACAGTGCAAACAGAGCGACCACAGCAATTCAAGCGGATCGCGCAACTCAAGCAGATAGTGCAATCAATGCCACTTTAGCAAATACTGCTTTGACTGCAAACTTTGCTATCGATGCAGATAGCGCAAACTATGCTACAACTGCTGGCTTTGCGCTAACTGCTGGCAATGCTGAAACTGCTGATAGTGCTGTCAATGCTACATTTGCAAACACCGCATTAACTGCTGAGAACGCAATTACTGCTGACAGTGCTATTAATGCATCGAATGCGGTATTAGCCGATGTTGCTGAACTTGCTAGACGCCTTGGAAACTTTATTGATTCTGCAACAGGATCAAGAGCCCTTGGTGATCTGAAAGTAGATAGCGATTTGATTGTACAAGGCGACATTCGAAGCGTAAACGGAATTTTTTACGGTGATGGATCTGGCTTAACAAACGTTACTAGTACGACTGTGGCTTTGGCGACTCAGCAAACCGATGCCAAAGCTATTGACTCGGCGGGCAAACACTATCTCATGTTGCGTACCGTAGAGTTAGGATATGATAGTGTTGCCACTACTGCACTTCTTACTTATGATCCCGCAACATTTACACTCAGCGCAAATGCATTCTCTGGCGATGGCTCTAACTTAACAAACGTTACTGCTATTCAAGCGACCAACGCAGAAAACGTTGATGTAACAACTGTTGGCGATAGTGCGCTTTATTTTGTGCATTTAGGAAGTACCACATCTGGTAATGATAACGTCAACGTAAACACAAACCTAACCTACAATCCATTAAGAGGCAGACTATCTGCAACAATTTTCGATACTGGCGAATGGGAAGTGTACGAGAGTGCGGGTAACTTAACTTTTGCACACAACGGTACGAAACAGATGAGTCTTTCTGAGAATGGTGATCTTGCTATTGCTGGCACACTGTCTCAAAGTGCAACAATATAAATATTGACAGCCGCAAAGTATTGAGGAAATAAAATGGCAGACATTAGAATTTCAGAATTGCAAGAATTGATCAACGTTCAAGACAGTGACGTTCTTGTGATCAATGATATTACTGCGGCTACTACCAAAAAGATTACTCGTGATCGCTTTCTTGTAGGCATCACACGGAACGTTTTTGACTCCGCAAATAACGCAGTTGTAAAGCAAGACTTAAAGGTCAACAACGATCTGATCGTTGGTGGTGATATCGAAGCGACAGGTGATATTTCGTTTGGTTCATTGACCGACGTTACTGCTGGTATTACAGCACTTCGATTTATTGGCACTGGTATTGAAAATAATGACAGTAATGGTGCTATTCCAACTGCGGCGGCTGTTGCTGATTATCTCGATTACTTCTTGCAGGATCTTTATGACTCTGCTACACTACCAGTCACGCTCAATGCGTTGACAGATGTTAGTATTGTCACGCCACTCGCAAATGAAGTTCTAAAGTACGATGGCTCAAACTGGATCAATGCGATTGACTCTGCGGGTATTACAAATCTTGGTGCACTTGATGATGTAATCATTTCAAGTCTTACTGACGGTCAGGCACTGAAGTATAATGGATCTTACTGGGTAAACGCAACTGACTCAGCCGGTCCAACTAATCTTTATCAGCTAGACGATATTTTTATCGACTCAGCACTGTCGGCTAATCCTCTTACGACTGGACAAGTTCTCAAGTGGAACGGAACTAAGTGGGCTAACGCTAACGACTCTAGCGGTGGTGGCGGTGGTGCTGGCGGTGGACTCGACAGTGCGCTGACATTGCAACTGATTAGTTCGTCTGTCAATCTGAATACGCTTTCTGGTGTAGCAATCTCTGCACCCTCGACAAATCAGGTTCTCAAGTACAATGGGTCTCAGTGGGTAAATGCCGCTGACTCTGTTGGTGCTGGCGGAAGTAATGCTCTCAACGATTTGACCGATGTTGTCATCTCAACACCTAGCACGAATCAAGTTCTGAAGTATAATGGTTCTAACTGGGTAAATGCGGCTGACTCCGTTGGCGGAGCTGGCGCTGGTTTATCGTCTCGCGGCACATTCAATACTGTCACCGCTTCGTTGAGCAATAATGACTCAGTAGACGTGAACATTACTGGAGCATATAAAGGTTATTCGATGCTCAAGATTCAAACAGACGTTGCGGCATGGGTAAGAGTCTACACTGATTCGGCTTCGCGTACTGCTGATCTCGGTCGGCTTTCGTCAGAAGATCCAGCACCAGGCTCTGGTGTTGTAACTGAGGTAATCACATCGGGTGCAGAGACAATCAACTTGGCTCCTGGACCTATCGGCTTTAACAATTCGTCGCCCGTAACTGACACTATTCCTATCAAGATCGTAAATCTAAGTGGAGGTGCATCCGCGGTCGACGTTACACTTACGGCGTTGAAGCTTGAAGCATGACATTAAAAGTCTATCACGTCATATTGCATCGTACAGAGGATCTGGATGCATTTTATGCTGATATGGAGACGCCGGGAGGCTATCTCCATATACCAGATCGTGCTGTTGATTATGCCGCAAGGCTTCCTTTCAGTAAAGTCACTGCATATCGTCTAACAGACGAAGAAGCGGAACAAGTAAAACAAGATCCTCGTGTTCGTGCAGTTGAACCTGCACTTGAAGACCACGGCATTTTTGCGAAGCCCACTTGGACCGATACTGGTCAATGGCGCAAAGATGACGGCGCAAACGCAACAAACAGTCAACAAAACTGGGCTTTGTATCAGTGTACCCGAGATACAATCTCTACCACATATGGCACAGACGGCACAGCACTTGTCATATCACAAACTTCAGCCAATGCTGAAGGAAAAGACGTTGATGTCATTGTTGTCGATGGCATTCCCAATTTAGATCACCCAGAATTTGCTGTCAATGCTGACGGCACGGGTGGATCACGCATCATTCAATACAACTGGTTTCAACATACTGATTCTGTTACGGGCGGTGCATATGCAAATGGAACGTGGGATTATACTACAGAATCGCTAGGTGATTCAGAAAACAATAACCATGGCACACACGTCATGGGCACAGTTGCGGGTAATAGACAGGGTTGGGCACGAAAAGCAAATCTGTACTCGATCAGTCCGTATGGTTCTAACTACAATTGGACATCTACTGGCATTAGTTCTAGTTATGTATTTGACTACGTACGAGCGTTTCATCGAAATAAAAGCATCAATCCTAGAACTGGTCGAAAGAATCCAACGATTATTAACAACAGTTGGGGTTACTCGTACCCTGATACAGGCAATATCATCGACTCAGCTGGATCAGTAGAGCGAATTGTCTTTCGAGGAACAACGTACAACGGTCCCTTTACGACCGAGCAAATGCTAAACTATGGTGTTCCACCTTATTGGGCTTACACAAAAGCCGCGGTCGACGCTGGTATTCCTATTGAAGTTGCTGATGGTGTCTATACCACTCCGCCAGCAAAAGTCACAAGCATTGGATGGAAGCTTACAACTCCCGCAACAAAAACACAAGAGTGCATCGACGATGGAATCATTGTGGTTTCTGCGGCGGGTAACAGTTCTCAGTACATTGATTCGTCGAATGGCGATGATTATAATAATAAGTTGTTTTTAAAATATAATGCGTTTCCTGCTACCATCTCTGCATTTCAAGGAGCGAGCGATTCAGCGATATACTATCATCGAGGGTCAGCACCCGGAAATACTTCGTTGTGTATTGGTAATGCATCCATCTATCAAAACAATCAGAGAGAATTTTCAAGCAACTTCGGTCCTAGAATCGATCTCTTTGCGCCTGGTGATGAGATCATTAGCGCAATTCGTCACAATGATTTTTATGACAACATCGTAACTGATCCAAGAAATGCATCATACTATTACGGAATCATTGGTGGCACAAGTATGTCTGCACCTCAGGTGACAGGTGTTCTTGCATCTATTCTTCAGATTAATCCAGACTTTAGACAAGCAGACGCAAAGAGATACATTCAAGGCACAGCATTCACAGGTGCGATGTTCGATTCTTCAACTGATTGGGGAAATGTCACAACGTATGGCTGGAATACTCTTTATGCTTTGAGTACAGATTTAAAAGATACAGTTGACTTGTATCTTCGTTATAGAGAAGAACGTGCAAGTGTTGGTGTCACACTTCCAAAAATAAATAATAGAGAAAGACCAACAACGGGTGTTCTTTGGCCTAGACCTAAAGTTATTAAGACACGCAGAAGCACTGGTGATATTCTTTATCCTTCGCCTGATGCTGATCTTGCACTAGCACCGCTTGACGCTCAAACTTCATATGCGGGTACTTTCACGGCTAACTTTGTGGGCGATTCTGCTATTACATATACGGGTGACTTCACAACTGATTACACAAGTATTGACATATACGTCAATGACAGCACAGGACTAGATTATAGCCCAGCCTATGCGAGTGGTTATATTGGCGACTTTACTGCTGTTTATACGGGAAATTATCTTGGAGCGTATGAAGGAAATTATAATCTAACTTATGCAAGTACAGCGTATCTAAGTCGTTATAGTGCGACAGACTACATTGGGTCGGATGGTTCATATGAAACCAGTTATAATAGCTTTTACGAAGGTCCATCGGGCACCTATTTAGCAACTTACGTGGGCACGATGGCGTACTTTGGTGATTATGTGGTATCACCCGACGAACTAGATTACACTACTGACTACGGCGTTGGCATAAAGTATACGGGAGATTATCAAGGTCCTGCACATCCGGGCTTTGAAACAAATTATATTGGTTCTTATCAGTCTGAAGTTCAAGAAGGTGGTGGCACGTTCTTGGATTCAGTAACATACTCCGGTAACTTTATTAGTGATTACTCAAATCCAACAGACTATGTATCTGATTATACAGGTAACTATGTAGCAAACTACCTTGCTACTATTATAGTTTACTCGTCTGAGTATATTTCCAATTACGCCGGTAATTATACTCTTGAAGGCTATACTGGAGACTTTCTTGCCAACTTTACTGGAACTGAAGCATATACTTCAGACAGTGCGGGTGACGGCGCTATCATAATTTCAGATTATCTGGGAACATATACTGGAAACTATGTTGACTCTGGTGATGCATCATACATTGGATCTTACTTGGGCGACTTCAGTGCGAATTACACAGGTAACTTCTCATCTAATCTAGAATACACTGGTGGAGATGGCGGCACATATTTGGGCGCATATCTAGGAAACTTTAGTGCGATTTACACAGGCAATTATGTCGGTGGGGCTTACCAGGCAACTTATGTCGGTGCATCGAACACTTCGTTGAATGTAACGAACAATGGTGCTTCTAACTACATTATTGATAGTGCATCGAACCCAACGTTGACACTTGAAAGAGACACTACATATACATTTAACTTAAGTGTCGGTGGACATCCGTTCTGGATTAAGACAGCGGCAACTACTGGAACTGGCGATCAGTTCAATACTGGTGTGACAAACAACGGCGCAGAAACAGGCACGTTGACGTTTACTCCTGACTCTGCCGCACCAAGTACTCTCTACTACATCTGTCAGTACCATAGCGGAATGGTAGGCACTATAAATATTGTTGCCGCCGGTTCTACAGACTACGTTACTGTCTTTACCGGTGTCGATCAAGAAAATTATATAGGTGACTTTACAACATCGTTTACAGGCGGCTACAATGCATAATGGATTTCTAGACAAAAGAAGAAGACATCTCAACCTGCGTGAAATGCAGGTCGAGAACGTGTTGCCTGAACATTTTGCTCAGTTCTATCCTAAGTTTATCGCTCTGCTAAAAAACTACTACGAGTGGCAAGATCAGAACGATCCTAACGAGTTGTTAAATCATCTCTTCGCTGTTCGTGATATTAACGAAACTGACATCACACTACTCTCGTTTATCGAGGACGAGTTTCTTTTGGGTGAAGCATACTTCGAAGGCTTTGGTACAGAAGACTTTGAAAAGCGAGCCGCCGCAAACTTCTCTAATACTCTGTTCAGATCAAAGGGTACAAAGTTTGCTATCGAATGGTTCTTTAGATCATTCTACGGTCTAGACGCTGACGTAATTTATCCAAAAGAAAACGTTTTCACACTAAACAATCCAAATTCGCAGGTTGGTCCTGACTCGTTGAGATACTTGACCAATGATAAGTTATATCAAACGTTCGCTCTGTTAATACGTGTTGGTGTGCCTATTTCAAAGTGGCGAGATATTTTCAAACTGTTTGTTCATCCTGCGGGCATGTATCTTGGTGCTGAAGTGTCGGTTGACGATGTTGTTACTCCAGCAATCAACGCTGTCATGCAAGACTCTGCTGTGGATCAGAGACCTTCTCCTGTTTGGACGCTAACACGCTTTCTTGATAGTGCGGGTCGTTACGGTGAAGCTTACATCGGCGATCCTGTATACAACACACTGACAGGTAATATCGATAGTGTTCCAGAAGGAACAATATTTAAGTATAAAATTAGCGGCACAAATATTCCAGCTGGTACAGGCACTGTTCGTTATTTTGTTGATCCTGCTGGTGGTGATCTTGCCAGTGATACATCAACAAATGACTTCTACAATTTCGATTCGGCGGGCGCATTCAACTACACGCCGCCGTATGAAGTGCCTCTTAGAAGCAGTAAAGCAATTTTGCAGTTACAGCAAGACAGTCCGCTGGGACCTGCGTTTGGTTACTTTACAATACCAACAGGCATTGATAGTGTCGAAACAGAAGGTCAAGAAGCATTTACTGTATTCGTTGAAGACGTTGGTGAAAGAACCATCGCGTCCGATCGTGTAGTGTTAAACGATGTCATTACAAGATATCAAATGACACCCTTTGATCCTGTTGACGAAGGAAATAATCTTTCGATTTTTGTATCGCACGGCTCAGGTTCTCTTTATGATGGTAACCCCAATACGAAAGCGTGGAATAGCACAACGCTGTACTGGTATGGTAAACATATTTCAACAACCGATTCTGATTTTGTCACGCCGTTGCCTGACTCAAGCAGTCCACAACCCGTAAATATTAGACCAGCATCGATCAGTGGAAATCCTCCTAACGTCGGAACTGTGTCAGAAGGTTTAATCACTATTCCGATTCGTGGCGACACGGTATCAGAAAGCACAGAGCATTTCGCTGTAATACTTGAGACGTTCGAAGGAATTAAGAAAGACTCTGTAACTGTTGCGATTAACAACACAGCGGCTACGTTTACGGTCACACCGAGCGCGGCGAGCTATACTGAAGGTGATACTCTTTCATTTACAATCAATCATAGTTCGCAAGATGGTGGCGATACAGTCACATGGCAATTTACTGGCGGGATAGCTAGTGATCCACGTCCACTTGCAACTTCTGGATCGTTTAACTTAAATAGCGGCACATCGACAACATTTAGCATTCAAGTTCGGGCTGATACTATTCAACGAGGTACAGTCGGAGGATTTTTTCAAGTTACGAATAGTAAATACAGTCCTGCTCTCGTAGCAACCTCTTCTGGTTTCAACGTGTTCGATCAAAATCCAGTATACAATCTTACGATGAATCCTACAACCGCAAATGAAGGTGATACTGTTACATTCGATGTGTCTGGAAGCAACATTACTGACGGCACTTATTATCTTCAGATTGGTAATGTCGGCACAAATAATTTAGATTTCTTAACGTATGCTGGCAATGGAGGAGCTCCTGGACAAGGATTAAACTCACGTGCTTCAATTACGGTAACAAACAATAGTGGAACAAGTTCATCTCTTGTTTTTGCTGACAGTTCCGAAACTGCTGATGAATCTTTTTATGCGTATCTTCATTCAGATCCTGTAGTGTTCGATCCGCTTGTTTCTTCGTTAAATCAGATTCGTGGTGGTGCGGCGGCTACTTACACTCTTACTCCGAACAAAACACGTGTTCCAGAAGGTGAGACTTTAACGTTTACATTTACAACGACTGGCGCTGACGGAATATTCGATTGGCAAGTACGAACGTCCGACACTTTCTTAACTTTTGATGGATTACGAGGCTTAACGCCAAATGACTTTGGTAAACTAAATCCCACCACAGGCGAGTGGGATGTCGATGAGCCTACAAATGTAGGACTGTATTCCTATTCGCAATTGCCATACGGAGATGAAGCAAGCGAAGGAAATGGAATGGTAGTTTCTGGTGGAACAGGAACGTTCTCGTTGCTAATTCGTGATGATGGTCAAGACGAAGATTCAGACGAACAAGATTTCTGGGCAATTGTTAAAAACAGTTCGGGTGTAACACTCGCTCAGTCTGCTTCTGTTCGTATCATCGATGCAGACGCAGTTGATTATAATCTGTACGTTGTTGAGCAAACGGGTGTGCGCGATAGTGCTGTTACAGAAGGTACTGAGAGTCTTGTATTAAACTTTACGACGAATGCGGCAGTTGACGAAAACTTGTATTTTGAATTGCAAAAGTCAGATGCTCTTGGTAGCCCTTGGTCTAGCAAATGGACAAACAATGCACAAAAATACATACCCTTTGCTGAAACTGATCCAGCATCTACAGCGATAAAACTTTTGTATACGCAAAATGGTGGTGCTGACATGGGCGCACCAATATTTGATGGCACATACGAAGGCGAGCAATTTGGCGTAGCGTATCTATCACGAAACGATTTTGCAAGTAATGGTGGTGACGTACTCGACACAATGACGTTCTCTGTACTAGATGCGCCTGCAACATGGACATTAACTGCTAGCCCTTCGACTACTGTAGACGAAGGTGATGCAATTTCGTGGAGTGTTGGTGGAACTAATATTCAAGACGGCACGTACTATTATAACATTACTGACTATGATGTAATTGAAACCGATCAAAGTGGTTCCGGTTCGGGGCAGTCTGCGATTCGCACAAGTGATCCAGAAGCACTGAACATTCCAAATGGCAGTGTATGTATTAACAATGCAAATGTGCCAGGAACTGTTACAGGCGCATTTGCTGTGACCGTCAGTGGTTCTATATTATATTATCAAATCAACATGAGCGAAAACTTAACTGCAACCGTTCAGAACGCACGGCTAGTATTTGGCAGTGAAGAAGCTTTGGCTGACTTTAACTCAGGATCGGCAGGCACGTTCACTATGACAAGTAATAGTGGTGGATTTGCTACGTCTACAGCCACAAATGACGATACGATTGATGACACATACACAATGGCTATATATGATCGAGCAGGTCCAACAGCACCAGCGGCAAGTGTAGGATTTACAATCACTGATACGACTGTGGGCGGTCCTGGTGGACAATCTACAGTGAACTTTGTTGCCGAACCCAGCATTGGCGGGTTCTTTGTCGCTGATCTGAAAGTTGTTACTGATGCAGATGCTCTTGCTACGGCGATATCATCCGTAGAGATTCGACCAGATGGTGGAGTATACGGAAAAGGCAATCTTGATCCTTTAGGCAGTAATGGAGTAACATTTATTAAGATCGGCACATGGCATCAATCAGCGACTACTACAGGTAACTTTACCGTAAGGGCTGAAATTATTTCTGGTCCTACTCTCACGTCAGTAGCACAGGGTAGCTACGGAACAGACTTATCATTGTCTTCTACTCAGTCTTGGTCGCATCAAGTGCGAGTCCGAGCGCCGAATTCTAGATTTACTTCAATGCAAGTTAGATATACGATTACCGATGATGCTGATCCTACAAACACAGCTAGCCAAAACATAGTGTTTAACAGCGAAGTTGAATACATCGGAAATGCAGTAGAAACTCCATAATATGAAAAAAGACGATCCTAACATTAAGTCAGACTACGATTATTCCCGAGCAACTTACTATGAGTTGATTGACAAGGGAAGAGAATCGCTCGATCTGATGATCGAGGTTGCTCGCGAGTCTGAGCATCCAAGAGCCTTTGAAGTTCTGTCGAATATGATCAAGAACATTTCAGATGTCAATGACAAGTTGATGGAACTAAATAAGAAAACCAAAGACATTACACAAGAAAAAGAAGAGCCTAAAGCAATTACCAATAATAATGTTTTTATAGGAAGTACAACTGATCTGCAACGTCTGTTGCAACAAAGCGAAGATGAAAAGGTGATTGATGTTAGCCCATCGAATGAGTGATCACGAACATTATTTAGGTAATATCAATGTAAAACGTGACGGGGTACAGCAAGAGTGGACTCAGCATCAAGTGCTAGAGTACGCGAAGTGCATGAAAGATCCTGCATATTTTGCAAAGACTTACGTAAAGATTATATCACTTGATAAAGGACTTGTCAACTTTGACCTATACCCATATCAAGAAAAAATGTTCAACCATTTTAACGATAATCGGTTTTCTATCGTCTTGGCTTGTCGTCAGTCTGGTAAAAGTATTTCGTCAGTTGTTTACTTACTTTGGTACGCTATATTCCATCCTGAGAAAACGATTGCGGTTCTTGCCAACAAAGGCGCAACTGCAAGAGAAATGCTTGCACGTGTCACGTTGGCTCTTGAAAACTTACCCTTCTTTTTACAGCCTGGTTGCCGCGCTCTCAACAAAGGTAGTATTGAGTTTTCAAATAATTCTCGCATCATTGCTTCTGCTACTTCAGGCAGTTCTATTCGTGGTATGTCTGTCAATCTATTGTTTCTTGACGAGTTTGCTTTTGTTGAAAGAGCTAGTGAGTTTTACACCTCGACATATCCGGTAATCTCTGCGGGTAAAGATACAAAAGTTATCATAACATCTACCGCTAACGGTATTGGTAATACGTTCCACAAAATCTGGGAAGGCGCTGTACAAAAGACTAACGAGTATCAAGCCTTTACAGTTAACTGGTGGGACGTGCCAGGACGTGATGAAGAGTGGAAGAAGCAGACGATTTCGAACACGTCACAGATGCAGTTCGATCAAGAATTTGGTAATACGTTTTTCGGAACGGGCGATACACTGATCAATGCAGAAACACTGCTTAATCTAAGAGCAATGCCACCTCTCAAAATGCTTGAGGGCGGTGATGTAAAAATCTACGAAGAAACATCAAAGAATCACGAATATCTCATGATGGTCGACGTAGCAAAAGGAAGAGGACAGGACTATTCGACGTTTAACGTAATCGATATATCTGTGCGACCCTTCAAACAGGTCGCTGTGTATCGGAACAATACTATTTCTCCAATACTCTTCCCTGACATTATCTATAAGTTTGCGAAAGTCTACAATAACGCATATGTGATCGTTGAATCAAATGATCAAGGTAGCGTGGTTTGTAGAGGCTTGTATTATGATCTAGAATACGAAAATGTTCACGTGGAGTCAACAGTAAAGGCAAATGCTGTTGGCATTGAAATGACACGGAAGACAAAACGTCTTGGTTGTTCTGGCATCAAAGACCTTCTTGAAAACAATAAATTAGATATTGTTGACGATGATACCATCTTAGAGATTTCTACGTTCGTATCGAAGGGACAGTCTTACGAAGCCGCTGATGGCAACCACGACGATTTGATGATGAACTTAGTGATGCTTGGTTACTTTATATCGACACAGATGTTCTCAGACATGACAGACATCAATCTCAAGCAGATGATGTTCGAACAGCAGATGAGACGTATCGAAGAAGATGTGGTGCCGTTTGGTTTTCATGATGATGGGTCTAGTGCCATTCAAGAAATCGAAGATAGAGAACGTATGAAGTACGAACCGTGGCAGTTGTCATGGGACGAACCATACTGAAAACAGGTAATTTATAAATAAATACATTGAAATTATCCGTATTATGTTCTCTTATCATATATTAACGAAAAAAAGGACACGACCATGGCATTAATACCATCTGAGTCTCCAAGCATTCTCGTAAAGGAATTCGATCTGTCTGGTGTTGTGCCGGCAGTCACTTCTTCAACGGGAGCGTTTGTAGGGGACTTTAACTGGGGTCCAGCTAATCAGCCTATTCTGGTAAGTAGTGAAGCAGAATTGGCTTCGCAATTTGGATCTCCTTCTGACGATTCTGCGGCGGCAGTATCGGATTTTCTCTCCGCTTCAATGTTTTTGAAGTATTCAAGTAGCGCGTACGTAACACGTACCGTAGACGATTCAGCACAAAACGCAATTGCGGCTGGTGCTGACCAAGTGTTGATTAGAAATCGTGCTGATTGGGATGCGCGTAGCGTCACAACTCTCAACAACTATGTTATCGCAAAATATCCTGGCACTTTAGGTAACAGCCTTAAGATTTCAATGTGCCCATACAGCGAAGGTGATAGTGCGTTCGATAACTGGACTATTGACGGCGCTAATATCTCTACACTGTTTGATGGTGCACCAAGATCATCGGCTAACGTAGCTGGTTTTGGCTTTGCGGCTGACTCTGAAGTTGGTGATGAAGTGCACGTTGTCATTCTCGACGAGGATGGTAAAATTTCAGGAACACCGGGAACAGTACTAGAGAAGTATGAGTATCTTTCTCTAGCCACTGACGCAAAAACTTCTAATGGCTCAACAAACTTTATTCAGAACGTTTTGAATAACAAGTCTGAATATGTTTGGGCACCCAACTTGTCGGATGCTTTCCCAGGAATTACAAGTGCGGCATCGTTTAGAGGTTCTCAAGCGGCTCGTGTAGCGAACTATTCTCTTGATCGAGGTAGAGCGGCTAATCCGGGCATAAACGATTATCTGATTAGTTTTGGTGAATACAACGATCCTGATGTAATTCAAGTGGACTTCTTAGTTGCACCAGAAATTTCAGACAGTGCTGACTGTAGAACTATGGCCAACAGCTTGACTGCACAAGCGGTAGCACGTAAAGACTGCGTTGTTGTAACTTCACCTCCTGCAGAAATTGTGACAGGAAGAGGTTCGAATACCAGTACAATTGCTTCTGCTACAGCGGCATGGGCTAATACGCTGAACGCTTCTTCCTACTTGATCGTCGATGGCAACTACTTGAAAGTATACGATAAGTATAACGATGAGTATGTGAATATTCCTGCGGCTGCCGCAACAGCGGGTGTGATGGCGTCTACCGATCTGAATGCAGATCCGTGGTACTCTCCTGCAGGCTCTAGAAGAGGGCAGTACTTTGGAGTGACATCTCTGGTGTACAACCCTGCTAAGGCTCAAAGAGATACGCTGTATAAAGCCGGTGTTAACCCAATCGTTAACTTGCCAGGACAAGGAATTTTGTTGTACGGAGATAAGACTAAGTTAGGTCGTCCTTCTGCGTTTGATCGCATTAACGTTCGTCGCCTCTTCTTGGTGATCGAGCGAGCAATCAAAGGCGCCGCACAGAACGTTATGTTCGAATTCAATGATGAATTCACTCGTGCGGAATTCGTTAATATCATCGAGCCTTTCTTGAGAGAGATCAAGGGTCGAAGGGGTATCACTGACTTCAGAGTGGTGTGTGATGAAACAAACAACACTCCGAACATCATTGATAACAATCAATTTGTCGCATCGGTCTTCATTAAGCCTGCACGTTCTATCAACTACGTAACATTGAACTTCGTAGCAGTTAGAACTGGCGTAGACTTTGATGAAGTCGTTGGACTGGTTTAAGCGCAAGGAGAATAACTCATGGCGATTTTAGGAGTAGATGACTTTAAGTCGAAGCTGAGAGGTGGTGGCGCAAGACCTAATCTGTTCAAGGCGACACTTAACTTTCCAGTATACGCAGGGGGTGACGTAGAACTTACGTCATTCCTCTGTAAGACTGCGCAGTTGCCACAATCCTCAACTAACTCGTTTGCAGTACCGTTTCGCGGTCGCGAACTAAAAGTTGCGGGTGATCGTACATTCGAAGATTGGACAGTCACTATCATTAACGATACTGACTTTACCATTCGTGATTCGTTTGAGCGATGGATGAATGGCATCAACGCACACAGTGCTAACACAGGCTTGACAAACCCAGTTGATTATCAATCAGACTTGCTGGTTGATCAATTGGATCGTGACGAATCTGTGATCAAGCGTTATACGTTTAGAGGTGCATTCCCGACAGTTGTTGGACCAATCACCCTTGACTATGACCAGCGTGATCAGATCGAAACGTTTGATGTCACGTTCTCGTATCAGTATTGGGAAAGCAATACGACATCTTAATGGTGTACTAAATATAAGGGAGTCTTCGGGCTCCCTTATATAATTTTTTAGGAATACGTATGGCAGATAACGTAAACACATTGAAACTTTTTGGCTTCGAAATCAAGCGAGCCAAAAAAGATGACAAAGACAAAGAGAAATTACAGTCTGTTGTCCCACCAACTGACACTGACGGCGCGGGTTATGTAACTGCGACGGCGGGTCATTTTGGTCAGTACATTAATATGGATGGAGATGAGTCGAAAGACAACCATCATCTTATTTTGCGCTATCGTGGTGTAGCCATGCATCCTGAAGTAGATATGGCAATTGACGAAATTGTCAACGAAGGCATTTCTGCTTCTGAACTATCATCTTCTGTAGAAATTTCACTTGATGACATTGAAGCTGGTGAAAAGATCAAAGAGCAGATTCGTGAAGAGTTTGAAAACATTATCGGTATGCTCCGATTCAATGAGATCGGTCACGAAATCTTTAGGTCTTGGTACGTAGATGGTCGTATCTATCATCATCTTCTTATCAATGATGCACAACCAAAAGCAGGCATTCAAGAGATTCGAAACATTGACTCGACTCGCATTCGAAAGGTGCGCGAAGTCAAATACAAGAAAGATCCAACAACTGGCGTCAAGGTCGTAGACAAAGTTGATGAATACTATATCTACGAAGACAAGCCAGGCAACACGCAAACTGGTGTAAAACTGTCTAATGATTCGATCAGTTATGTCACTAGTGGTCTATTAGATGAGACAAAAAAGAAAGTTGTTTCGCATCTCCATAAAGCACTGAAGCCAATCAACCAGTTGCGCATGATGGAAGACTCGTTGGTCATCTATCGTCTCGCACGTGCACCCGAACGTCGAATTTTTTACATCGACGTAGGTTCTTTGCCTCGTGGTAAAGCAGAGCAGTACATGTCGGACATCATGTCCAAGTATCGCAACAAGCTGGTCTATGATGCAAACACTGGTCAGATCAAAGATGATCGCAAGCACATGTCAATGCTTGAAGACTTCTGGCTACCACGTCGAGAGAACGGACGTGGAACAGAGATCACAACACTGCCAGGCGGCGAGAATCTGGGACAGATAGATGACATCATCTATTTCCAGAAGCGACTGTATCGTTCTCTGAATGTCCCAGTGAATCGTTTAGAGCAAGAAGCACAATTCTCGCTTGGCAGATCGACTGAAATTTCTAGAGATGAGGTTAAGTTCCAAAAATTCATTGATCGGCTTCGTAGAAGATTCTCTTGGGTGTTCTTGGGTATTCTCAAGAAGCAACTCATACTTAAAGGTATTATCACCGAGCAAGACTGGGAAGAGTGGAAAGACAACATCTATGTTGACTTCGTAAAAGACAACCACTTTACCGAACTGAAAGAGATGGAGATTCTTCGCGAACGTATCGGTATCATGAACGAAATTACACAGTTCGTTGGTGAGTACTATTCGAAAGAATGGGTTATGCGTAACGTCTTGCGCATGTCCGATGATGATCTAGAAGCAATGAAAAAAGAGATCGATCAAGAAACTAAAGACGGTGAAATTGAAGATAAAGATGAAGAAGAGCAACAAGAGCCAGCGGCGCCTAAACCCGTACCTGTTCAAGTTGTTCCCGATGAACCAAAAGATGAGGAAAAATAATGTCTGACGAAGATGTAGTAATTGACGAATTGCAAGCAGAGCCTATTCAACCAAACTCTAAAGCAGTTGAAGATTTTCTAAAGGCGATTGAAGATCAAAACTTCACTCAAGCCGAGCGACAGTTTAATGATATGGTAGGTGATCGTTTGCAAGATACTTTGGATCAAGCCAAAGCAAGAATTGCGGCGTCTCTGGGTCAAGAAGAGCCAGAAGCTGAAGAAGATGATCTAGATGCTGTTGAGGACTCGCTTGACGATGACGAAGAAATTAGTCTTGATGATCTTGACTTAGACATCGATGATAATGAAGATGACGTGGATGAGGATGACGACGAAGACCTCGTTGCTCCTGTTTAAAAATCATTATTTTATAAATAAATAACACGAGACAAAATGTCAAAGGTAACTGATAAAGAAATTAAATTATTGGAAAAAGTTGCTAACGCCCATCTGTATGAAGTAATGGGCAACAAAGACAGGTATATAGACAAGCCTGATAATTTTAGCACAGTCCAATATATGAATGCAAGAGGACATGTTGATCAACTCAAATTAAAGGAGATGATCGTAAAATGTATCATAGATCATGTTGGAACGTCTGAAGCGTTTCTAAACATGGGAACAGCATGTGGTCATTTAGAGTATGCTAATCGATTGAACCACGGGCGATTGACAATCAGTTCATGCGAATGGGATTATCAATATGAGTGCTGTGAAAAGATACGTGACATGCTGGGCGTTCAGATCAGTTACAGATGTAATGACGTTTTAGGTGATGATTTTGAAATACGTGATTGTAAGACGTATTTCGATCACGTTATTTTAGATAGGTTTTTTCCTGTGTATCGAGCAGATACACACCACAGAACAGAAGAGGTATTGAAGAAATTTAAACCATACGCAAGGAGAGCAATTTTAATTGAGTCCGATGGCAACTGGTCAAAAGAACAATGGTCTTGGTTAGTCAAGACAGCCGAACGAAGAATTAAAATCTCAGGCGAATGGAATATGTTTCTGATAAAACTGGAAAACTTATGAAGACGTTTAAGAGCATCCGCGAAGCGAAGAAAAAAATGCCAGCAGGTGAACATGTCTTCGACAAGAAAGTGAATCGTCACTCAGTGATGATCCACAAAGACAACAAAGGGTTTACTGTCTATATTGACGGTGACAAACTAGACACCTATCGTTCTCAGAAAGAAGCTGAGAAGATGGGTGTAGCTTTCGCTAAGGAAATGTAAATGAAACTTATTACCGAATATCATGAAAACGACTTACAGTGCATCGTCGAAGCAAAGGATGGTGGTGAAAAGTCTTATATGATTGAAGGTATCTTTGCGCAAGCAGAACAAAAGAATCGTAACGGGCGTATCTATCCTAAAACAATTATGGAAAAGGCTGTAAATACGTACGTTGAACAACAGGTTAGCAAAAAGCGGGCTGTGGGTGAATTGAATCATCCCGAAGGTCCCACTGTTAACTTAGACAAAGTTTCTCACCTCATCACTGATCTTCGATTCGAAGGCAATGATGTAGTAGGAAAGGCACAAATATTGGATACTCCAATGGGCAAGATCGTTAAAGGCTTGCTTGATGGTGGCGTTCAACTAGGCGTGTCAACTCGTGGCATGGGTAGTCTTGAGCAAAGAAATGGCACAATGTATGTGCGAGAAGACTTTATTTTGAATACTGTCGATATCGTACAAGATCCTTCCGCGCCTGCGGCTTTCGTTAATGGTATTATGGAAGGCGTAGAGTGGGTATGGAATAACGGTGTTATTGAGGCTCAAGAAATTGAAAAAATGGAGACTGAAATTAAATCGGCTCCGACAAAGCATCTCTATGAGACGCAAGTTCGTGAGTACAAAAATTTCCTCTCGTTGCTCAAATCAAACTTTAAGGAGTAAAACATATGTCTGATCTAGACCAAAATGTTGAGCTTCCTATCGATGAGGACAACCAAATCGAGGAAGCAAGTGCTCAGAAGATGCCTGTTGGTACAGAGGCGGACTCTATTGCGTCTGTAGACAAGACTGACGCTCCTGTTAAGAAAGCTCCCGCTCGTAAAGGGGATCAGACTAAACAGGATCCGATGCCTAAGACCAAAGCAGGAATGCTAAACGCTATGTACAGCAAGATGTCTGGTATGAAAAAAGACCAACTGACTGCTATGTTCAGCAAGATGTCTGAAGAGTTCGAAGATGTAGAAGAAGGCGAAGCAGTTGAACTGCCCGAGTTCTCTTACAACGATGAACTGTCTGCTCTTGTAGAAAGCGAAGCTACTTTATCTGATGAGTTCAAAGCGAAAACTGCTGTGATCTTTGAAACTGCTATTCGTTCTAAGCTGTCCGAGGAAATCGAACGCCTAGAGGATGAATATCAAACTCGACTCGACGAAGAGCTGGACGCTACGCGCACAGACCTCGTAGAGAAAGTTGATAGCTACCTCAACTACGTAGTTGAGAACTGGATGCAGGAAAACAAACTCGCTGTTGAGACTGGCTTGCGCACTGAAATCGCTGAAGATTTCATGGGCAAACTGAAGGATCTGTTCCTTGAGTCTTACATCGAAGTTCCTGAGTCTAAAGTTGACCTAGTTGATGAACTTGCAGAGCAGGTTGAAGAGCTTGAAGAAAAGCTTAACAGCCAAACTGCAACTGTTCTTGAAATGTCTGAGAAGGTTGAGATTTATCAGCGTGAAGCGATTATTCGCGAAGCGTCTCGTGATCTCGCCGAAACTCAGGTAGAAAAACTCGCGTCTTTGGTGAGTTCTCTCGACTTCGAAGATGAAGAATCTTTCGCATCTAAAGTCAAGACTGTAAAAGAGTCTTACTTCAAGAAGGAAGTTGCTTCTACAGAAGAAGAGATCGTCGAAGACTGGGATACAAACAACACAGAGGTTTCTTCTGTGATGGACATGTATCTCAACGCCATCAAAAAATCTAATAAGTAAGGAGTACTAAGATGACTGTTCAAGTATCTTATGACAAACTCATCGAGAAGTGGAGCCCAGTTCTCGAGGAAACGTCTGCTGGTGAGATCAAAGATCATCACCGTAAAGCTGTAACTGCCGCTGTTCTTGAGAACCAAGAGCAAGCATTCCGGGAAGAAGCAGGCATGCTTGCTGAAGCCCCAACCAACACCAACTTCAGCGCAACTGGCGCTGCCGCTGGCGTAACTGGCGCAAACTGGAACCCTGTTCTGATTGCTCTCGTTCGACGTGCTATGCCTAACCTCATGGCTTACGATCTCGCAGGCGTTCAGCCTATGACTGGTCCTACTGGCTTGATCTTCGCAATGAAGGCTCGTCACAAGACTACTCGTGGTGGTGCAACTGCTGACACTGAAGCTTTGTTCCAAGAAGCGCACACTCCGTTCTCTGGCGACTCTTCTGTGTCGCAAGATTCGGCTAATGCCGCTGGTAACAAGGGTCCTTCTGGTCTGACTGGTGTTTCTGACACTGACAACGACTCTTCTATCGTTGACTCTGGTTCGTCTTACGTTCCTGGTGTTGGCGGTGGTATGTCTACGGCTGATGCTGAAGCCCTCGGTTCTACCGGTTCTGCATTCGCAGAGATGGGATTCACCATCGAAAAGAGCACGGTTACTGCGAAGTCTCGTGCACTGAAAGCAGAATACAGCCTCGAATTGGCTCAAGACTTGAAAGCGATTCACGGTCTTGACGCTGAGACAGAGCTGGCTAACATTCTGTCTACTGAGATCCTCGCTGAAATCAACCGTGAGATCATCCGTACTATCAACAGCCAAGCCAAGATTGGTTGCCGACAAGCTGGTCTCCAGACTGCTGGTATCTTCGATCTTAGCACTGACGCTGATGGTCGTTGGTCTGTTGAGAAGTTCAAGGGTCTGTTGGTTCAACTTGAGCGTGAAGCAAACGTAATCGCGAAAGAAACTCGTCGCGGTAAGGGTAACATCGTTGTATGTTCTTCTGACGTTGCTACTGCTCTCGTTGCGGCTGGTATGCTCGACTACGCTCCTGCACTCAGCACGAACCTGCAAGTCGATGACACTGGTAACACCTTCGCTGGTGTTCTGAACGGACGTACTCGCGTCTACATCGATCCGTATGCAACTTCTGACTACGTAACTGTAGGCTACAAGGGTACTAACCCTTATGACGCTGGTGTGTTCTACTGCCCATACGTGCCTCTCCAGATGGTACGTGCAGTTGGCGAGAATGACTTCCAGCCACGGATCGGCTTTAAGACTCGTTACGGCATGGCTTCTAACCCATTCGTGGGCGCGACTCCTGCTGACGGTCTTGCTACCGCTCGTACTAACCAGTACTACCGTATCTTCCGCGTGGACAACATCCTCGCCTAAGAGATACAATAAAAAGAATCTCTTTAGAGATCATTTTTGGGGGAGCCGCAAGGCTCCCTTTTTTTATAAATATTTTCAGTCCTATGCTTGATACTGCATATGTGCCTGGTGCAGGTACATATCCGCGGTCTCACATATAGGAGAAATGAAATGAGATATACTCTGCTAGTATTAGCATTTTTAAGTACTTTTGCTATGGCGCATACAATTACGTATGACAATGGAGATGTTTATACAGTGGCTGATGACGAATTCGTTTTTGTGGCAAAGCAAAGCGAATTGTGGACTCGCCAAGTTTATAACAATGGCAACACGAATCAGTTTAAGAAAATTGTCCCATGGACGAAGGTAGACTATACGCCGCCTGATAATGGGACAAACACTGGCATGGTGTTTGGTTCGCACGAGTGGTGTGCGGCCTATGTGCCTTGGTCAGAAGGATACACTTTTGCAATGCAAGCATGGCAACGTTATTGTGATAGCAATAACGATGGAGTCTATGACGAAGACGATGAACGCTGGGAAGGATAAAGAAAAGGGGCTTGCGCCCCTTTTTTAATAGTAGCAAACTGGATTTTCAAAGTAATACACAAGAGGGTCAGGACTAGGTGCTGGCGAAAAAGCGACGATGTAATCGTCTTCAGCCAGTTGACTCATTCTATATCTGACTCTGTTTAGATGTTTCACAGCCTGTGTTTCTGGTGGTTGTGTTTCAATAGGCTGTAGGCAGAAACAGCCACCTTTTGTGCCAAGTCTTACTGTTTTACTGTTTTCAGGTATTTCAAAATATGCATCATAGTCTGAAAATCTACCAGTAGGCAGATCAGAGTATGACATAACGGTGCCGTAGCCAGCCCAGATCGAATTATCTTCTTTCTCTACTGGTGCTCGATATTCTGGTAGCAGATAGCCAAACGAATATTCAAAAATGTTTACTGTGCCTTGATGATCACCAAAGTGATGATCGAGTCCTAAAATGTGACCGACTTCGTGCACGAATGTTTCATGCGCTCGCTCATAGTATCGTGTTGCGGCATAATCCTGAAAGACTGTGTTCTGAAAACATTGTGTGATTCCTCGTGTTTTTTGGACTCCTCGTGTTCCATCTACTTGAGCAACACCACACGCAATAGGATCTTCCTCTTTCTTTTTAAACAGAAATGCAATGTCAGCCTCTGCGTTTCGTTGCCACTTTTCGACATCACTAAATTCGTAACGATCACCAAAGAATGCTGTGTACTGCCGCCTTAGATCACCTGCACCAACTTCTACCATTTTTAAATCGACAAGTCGAAGAACAATATAAACACCAGAATCAGCAAAGACTTTGTTGGCAAAATCCAATTCACGGCGAATGTATTCTTCATGTGTCAAGCCTTCCATGTCTTCTTCGGTGAGTTTGCTATCAACAACTGCGAGTAAATCGATTACTGCTAGTTGCTCATTATCCACTTCATATGGAAAGTCAACGCCTGTTCGCTGAAGCACACCATCACAATTCATGTAGTCATACCAAGGGTGTTTAGTGTCAGTTGGATCAGAAGGGCAAGATGCTGGCGGATCCATCTGAGGAATAAAACCACATTCTTCAGCATCTTCTTGTATAGTCTCAACCTGTTTGCCACCGTTTCCATCAGCTACGTCTTGCACAAGTGTAAGAAGCTGAATAAATCTATTCTCAGGACTAGGCTCTTCTACACAGTATGGTTCTGATAAAGGTGTGCCAAATGCGGGTGGAGGTTCATAGCCACATTCTTCTGAATTTTCTGTTTTTTCTACGATCTCGCCGCCAGCACCATCTGCTGTGACAATTACTAATGTGTGCGGATCTTCACAGTACTCATCTAAAACAGTGCCTTGTGCGGGATGATTAACAACTGGTGGTTGCTCTATAATAGCAGAAGATTCGTTACCGCCTGAACAACCTACAAGCAGAGCGAATACAAAGGGCATGTACTTAATCATATTATTAGTCCAAATAGTGCCTTAATTTATTTATATAAATACCATTATAAAGCAACTCACTTGGGAATATCAATGGCTGATTTTACATGCGATCCTACATATCTTGCGCCGACTGGATTTAAGGTTGCGCTTGATCGAAAGAACTATCCAAACATTCAGTTCTTTGCTCAACAAGTACAGCATCCTTCTATGGACATGACTGCTACTGAATTGCCTTATCGTAGAGTGGGTAATGTTGTTACACCGGGCGATACTTTGTCTTTCGGCACTGTCAGCATGGATATTCTGATGGACGAAAACATGAACGTCTATCAAGAAATCTATGACTGGATGCGCAGACTTGTCGAAGAAGAATATAAGTCAAATACAGGCAGACTGCTGTCCACTAATGCGGATGAAATTGGATCATTCTGTGATATCAGTGTGTCTGTATTGACAAGTCACAATAATATTGGTCGAACAATCAAGTATGTAAATGCACTGCCTACTTCGCTAGGTGACGTACAGTTTGCGGCTACGAGTCAGGGTGAATACATCACGTTCCCTGTCTCATTCAGATTTGATTATTTTGAGCTAGTGTGATATAATACACTTTGTGTATCTTTTAATACAGTAATGGTATATTATGAATTTAGAAAACATTCTTCAGGAGTGGAAGAAAGACTCACATATCGAGTATAACAAACTTGATGTGACTTCGCAAGAGACTCCTAAACTACACGCAAAATATCTTGAGCTATATAGTAACGCAAAGCTTAAACTCAAAGACGCGGAGTTTAAGCAGAAGGTATTGCTCAAAGACAAGTGGCTATATTACAACGGGAAGATGCCCGTCGAAACAGTGATTGAGAAAGGTTGGAATCCTGATCCGTTCGATGGTCTAAAAATTCTCAAAGGCGAGATGGATTACTACTACGATAGTGATCCTGAGATTATGGCAAGTGAAGCAAAACTCGCTTACATGAAAGAGGTTGTCGATACTCTCAAAGAGATTATGGACAACATTAAGTGGCGTCATTCGACGATAAAGAACATGATCGATTGGAAAAAGTTTGAGGCTGGATTTTGATTGGATTGCTAGGACTACTGGCTGTGTTTATGTGTCCGATGGTATTTGGTGGCATTACGTTTGTTTACTCGCACAGTGCAATACATCAAGAAACCTTAGACCGCTGGAAGCGACAAGAGTACGATGCAAATAATTAAACTCAAAATGAAAGACTATGCGATGCTTCAGTTGACCGAGTGTGAACCACACATTGTCACTGAACTGTCCGAGCATTTCACGTTTGAGGTACCAGGCGCTAAGTTTATGCCCGCTGTCAAACGCAGAGTTTGGGACGGCAAGATTCGTATGCTTGATCGAACTACTGGTCAGATAAATGCTGGCTTGTACTGGGCGATTAAGAAGTTTGCGATGGAGCGCGGCTATGGTATTAAAGTCGAAGAAGGACCATATGGCTATCCATACGCGACCAACAAAGTAAATCATCTCAAAACAATCGAGTGGCTTGACTCGCTCGATATGCCTTACAAGCCTCGTGACTATCAGTACGAAGCACTGACACACGCAATCAAATATCGTCGCGCTATTCTGCTGTCGCCCACTGGCTCTGGTAAGTCTTTTATCATCTACATGTTGATGCGATGGTACTTAGAAAATCGACAGGCGGGCAAAAAGATTCTACTGATTGTGCCTACGACCTCTCTTGTAGAGCAAATGTATTCAGACTTCAAAGACTATGGCTTTGACGTTGACAATAATTGTCATCGAATCTACAGCGGCAAAGATAAAGAGACGGACAAAGATATAGTCATCACAACATGGCAATCTATTTACAAACTGCACCCTGTTTGGTTTCACGAGTTTGGTTGCATCTTTGGCGATGAGGTACATGGATTCAAATCAAAATCGCTCTCATCAATTATGAACAAAGCTGTAAACGCTGAGTATCGATTCGGCACAACAGGTACACTTGACGGCACACAGGTACACAAATTGGTGCTTGAAGGTCTATTTGGTCCTGTTCATCGTGTGACTACAACGCACGAACTTCAGCAGAAAGATACGCTGGCTAAACTAAATATAGATATACTATTGCTTCAGTATTCTAAAGAACAGTGTAAAGAAATGGAGGGCAAGACCTATCAAGAAGAAATTGACTTCATCGTCTCAAACGAAAAGCGAAACAAATTCATTTCAAATCTTGCGGTCGATAGGAACGGAAATACGTTGGTTTTATTTAACTTGGTGGATCGTCATGGCAAGGTGTTGCGGGATCTGATTGAAACCAAGCTGAAAGATGGGCAACGATTATTTTACGTCTCTGGTGAAACCAAAACCAGCGACAGAGAGCAGATTCGGAATATTGTGGAGAAGCAAAAGGATTCTATTATACTCGCTAGTCTGGGTACTTTCTCCACTGGCATTAATATCAAAAATATACATAATATTATATTTGCGTCTCCTTCAAAAAGCCAAATCCGTGTCTTACAATCAATCGGAAGAGGACTAAGAAAATCTGATGATGGTACTGACGCACACTTGTTTGATATTGCAGATGATCTGCATTGGAAGTCACGAAAGAATTTTACATTGTTGCACAGTGCCGAGCGAATTAAAATTTATAATAATGAAAAGTTTCCTTACAAAATAACACAAATAGGAATGTGACATGGATTATCAAGACAATTTAGCACAGTTCAAATTTAGTAACGGCCAAGAAGTTGTTTGTGAAGTCATGGAGTGGCCTGAAGATAAAACTCAAGATATCATTGTTCGAAATGCCATGTCAATCATTATGGGCGAAGATCAAGATGGTGATAGAGTCTATATGTTTAGACCATGGGCGCATTATCTAGAAGCGCCTGACGAATATATTTTGGTGAACACTCTCCATGTTGTGAGTACAAATCGCCCTAGTGTTCATCTTGAAGAAGAGTATAAGTATGCTGTTACAGAGATGCACAAACACAGGCGACTCAGAGATGCTGCCGCAAGAAAAGAGCAGAATGAAGCCTTTGAAAGATTACAAAACGCTATGGTAAAAATGATTGAAAATGACTCTACTGGAATCTTATCAAACGTGCTACCATTTCCTAAACGCGATGACACATTGCATTAGTATATTCTGTCGCCCTGCGCGTGGAGTTAGATTTTAACACGATTTTTTTAATCTGTCAAGCTTTTTTTTAAACTAATTTTAGTTTATAATAGTAACAATATGTAAACCGTGAGTAGACATTTATGAAAGAAAACAAACCACATTACGTCAACAACGCTCAGTTTTCTGAGGCTGTTGTCGAGTACGTAAGACACGCCAACTCTGAAACCGAGGCTGGTAATCCAAAACCCATCGTGCCAAACTACGTTGCAGAGTGTTTTCTGAAGATCGCAGAAGGCTTGTCTCATAAGGCTAACTTTGTGCGGTACACGTACCGTGAAGAGATGGTCATGGACGCTGTAGAAAACTGTCTTAAGGCTATCGAGAACTACAATCTTGAAACTGCTACTCGCACAGGCAAACCCAACGCATTCGCATACTTTACACAGATTGCATGGTACGCATTTTTGCGCCGTATCGAGAAAGAGAAAAAGCAACAGGACGTTAAACTCAAGTTCATTGCCGAAGCAGATATCAGTCAATTTATGGAAAACGCTGATGACATTGATATGAGTGACGATACCACATTCTCTTTCATTGAAGAATTACGCTATCGAATTGACGCTGTAAAAGAAAGCGATCGAATGTTCAAAGAATATGCTACAAAAGAAAAGCGCCGCCGTAAAGCAAAAGTAGACTCAGACTTGACACAGTGGTTATAAATGGAGTATACTTGTATGTGGAAGTATGAGTGTAAGTCAGGCACGTACGCAGAGACGAGTCTACTTGCTTTGTTATGGACTATCTTTACTCACCGTTTGCATCATCTGATCGAGGACGGTAAGTTTACGGACTAATATGAAAATAGCATTGCTAAACGATACGCATTGTGGCATCCGCAATTCATCGGATATCATGATGAAGTATCAAGAGAAATTCTATTCTGAAGTATTCTTTCCTTATCTGTTAGAGAACAACATCACCAAGATTCTACACCTTGGTGACTACTACGATAATCGAAAGTTTATCAACTTCAAAGCCCTTGAACACAATCGTAAAATCTTCCTTGAGAAGTTGCGTGAACACAAGATACACATGGACATCATTCCTGGTAACCATGACGTATTCTACAAGAACACGAACGATCTGAGTTCACTGAAAGAACTGCTCGGTCACTACATGGCTGAAGTTCGTATCATCGAGAAGCCAACTGTGGTTGAGTATGATGGCACACCGGTTGCACTCGTGCCATGGATCAATGATGAGAACGAAGCAGAGACCGAAAAGTTTCTGAAGACGTGCAAAGCGTCTATCGTCGGCGCTCACCTAGAGTTAGAAGGCTTTGAGATGCAAGCAGGCATTCCATGTACGCATGGCATGAGTGCAGATGATTTCAAAAGATTTGACACAGTACTCACTGGTCACTTCCATACGAAATCAAATCACGGCAACATTCACTATCTTGGCTCACAGATGGAGTTCTTCTGGTCAGATGCACATGATCCAAAGTACTTTCACATCTTCGATACCAAGACACGTGAACTGACACCTGTACAAAACACCGTCACACTGTTTCATCGGCTGTACTACGATGATACCGTAGAGAAGGCTGAGTATAAGTATCGTACAGGCAAACTGCCCGACATCACTGACAAGTTCGTCAAGGTTGTTGTGGCTAACAAATCTAATCCAAAACTATTTGAACACTGGCTTGATCGTATTCAGTCCAAGCGTATTCATGAACTGAAGATCGCAGAGAACTTCGAAGAGTTCGTTGGTTCGTCGGTCGAAGATGATCGAGTATCTGTAGAGTCAACTGAACAATTGTTAAGCAGTTATATTGACGCTGTTGAAACACCTCTTGATAAAGGACATATTAAAAAACTTGTCCATGAATTAATGATAGAGGCTCAGACAGCAGATATAGTATAGAAACGCACCTGCCGTATTACCAGAGGTCTGGTGATGCTTGACACACTACTTTCGGTATGATATAGTACACATATGATTAAATTTACAAATTTGCGTTACCGTAACTTTTTGTCTACGGGCGATCAATTCACTGAAATTTCCTTAGATCGTGCTAGGTCTACTCTAGTCGTTGGACAAAACGGCGCTGGCAAATCGACAATGCTGGATGCGTTGTCGTTTGCCCTTTTTGGCAAAGCACATCGAAGCATCAACAAGGGTCAGTTAGTCAACTCAATCAACGGCAAAGCCATGCTAGTCGAAGTCGAGTTCTCAATTGGTCCATCAAACTATAAGATTGTGCGTGGCGTCAAGCCCAACAAGTTTGAAATCTGGAAAGATAATGTACTGATCAACCAAGACAGTCACAGTAAAGAGTACCAGAAAGTTCTTGAGCAGAACATTTTGAAATTGAATCACAAATCGTTTCACCAGATTGTGGTGCTTGGTAGTTCATCGTTCATTCCGTTCATGCAACTACCGGCACAGCATCGCCGTGAGGTGATTGAAGACTTGCTCGACATTAACGTGTTCTCTAAGATGAACACCATTTTGAAAGAACGCATTTCGATTCTGCGCGAGCGCGAGCGAGCCAACAAAGTTGCGTTAGAACTGATCGAAGAAAAGATCAAGACACAGCGCGACTACGTGGCTAAACTAGAAAAACTTAGCCGTGAGCAGAAGACCGAACGCCTAAAAGAAATTGCTGTACTGCAAGAGTCAATCACAACTCTTGGTCTTGGTCGTGTCTCTGTGTCTCAAGATCAGATGAAGAATCTGAAGAGTCAGATGGATGAGCTAAATAGTAAGATTCGTGAGGTCGAGAAATTCGACACACAATTTTCTACGAAGCAAAAAGCACTGAACAAAGAGATTAAGTTTTATGAAAGTAACTCCACTTGTCCCACCTGTGACCAAAGTATCGAGCCAGAGGTTAAGCAAGCAAAGACTGAAACAGCGGCTAGAAAGTGGGACGAATTCGAAGAAGCAAGACACCAAGCCTCAGCCCAAATCAAATCACTCTCGGATCGACATCGAAGTGTAGAAGAAAACATTGCGAAGATTCAAGAGCAGTTGAATCGCGAGTTTGAAATCAACACACAGATCACTCAGGCTCAAAATAGAATCGAGCAGTTACAACGAGAGGTCGATAAGGTTGAGACTGAGACTGACTCTGTAGAAGATTCGCTTTCGCAGTTAGAAATTTACACCAAAGAAGAGCAAGCCCTAACTAAAGACAGACGCCAACTGTCCGAAGAGGGTGCGTACAATACTGTCATCACAGAACTGTTAAAAGATACTGGCATCAAGACTAAGATCATCAAACAGTATTTGCCCGTGATCAATAATCTGGTCAACAAGTATCTGCAAGTTCTGGACTTCTATGTGTCGTTTCATCTGGACGATACGTTTAAAGAGTCTATTCGTTCTCGTTACAGAGACGAATTTTCGTACGACTCATTCAGCGAAGGAGAGAAACAGCGAATCGATTTAGCCTTGCTGTTCACTTGGCGTATGGTCGCAAAGATGAAGAATAGTGTCGCAACCAATCTTCTCATTCTTGACGAAACTTTCGATAGCAGTTTGGACGCTGACGGCGTAGACAACCTGTCGAAGATTCTTGAGACGCTTGACGAAGATACGTGCGTATTTGTTATTTCACACAAAGGAGAAATGCTTGACGGTAAATTTGATGAGAAAATTGAGTTCGTTAAATCAAAGAACTTCAGCAAAGTCGCTTGACCTCAAGCGCAGAAAAGTGTATAATTTATTGAAATTAACGTGCATAAAAGTGCGAGGATATTATGGAACTAACTGAAAAGACGTTGACTGTTCTGAAGAACTATGCAACGATTAACCCTAACGTTGTGATCAACAATGGCAACGTAATCAAAACAATCTCTGAGGCTAAGAATGTTCTTAGCAGTGCTGAGGTTGACGTTGAGTTTCCCAAGCAGGTCGGCATCTATGACCTGAGCGAGTTTCTCAGCGTCTTGTCTTTGGTTGATTCGCCACGTCTTACATTTGAAGACAACAACTTTTTGATCAGTGACGGTAGTGGTCGCACTCGTATCAAGTACTTTTACTCTGATATAGATATGCTTACTGTCCCGAGCAAAGACATCATCATGCCTGAGTGTGAGGTATCTTTCTCTCTGGATCGTGAGACGTTGACCCGAGTGAAGCGAGCGGCTTCTGTTCTTGGTCACACTGAAATGTCTTTGTCTGTTGTGAATGATGTATTGCAGTTGTCTGTAATCGATCAGAACGACAAGACTTCGAACGTATTCTCTATCGACGTTGATGGTGAGTACAAAGACGCAAATTTCAACTTCGTATTCAACATTGCGAACTTGAAGATGGTTGATGATGATTATCGAGTTGATATCTCATCTAAATTGATTTCTCATTTTGTCAATGAGATTAGCGGTATCCAATACTGGGTAGCACTTGAAAAAACTAGCACTTACGGAGAATAATGCTATGGCTAAGAATGAAACGAACGAAAGCGTCGAGCAACTGATGGAACTCGCTAATCGCGTGACCCGCAGTACTGTCGCTGTAATTGATACCGTGACCGGACGTGGTGGCTTTCGCGGTGAAGAACTCTCGACTATCGGCCAGTTGCGAGATCAATCTATTCAGTTGATTCAACTTGTTGAACAAATGCAAGGTGAATCTGGCGAATAATTCTGATATAATACTCCTATGAACAAACTCTGGACTATCTGGAAGTACGCTATCGGTAGCTTCAGTGATGACAAGACCGCAGACTATGACAATCATGTCGCGGTTATTCGAACGTTTGTTGTCGTAATCAATGTTGGCTGTGCTTGCATGATTATGGCAAACATCGTTCACAAATGGTAATTTTATTATGATGCGGAGTAATTTATGTCTAAAGATTTTCTCTGGGTTGAGAAGTATCGTCCTCGCAAGGTAGAAGACACAATTCTACCAAAAAAACTGAAAGAAGTTTTTACAAAGATCGTGCAGTCTGGTGAATTGCCTAACATGCTTTTTACCGGCACTGCTGGTCTTGGTAAAACTACCGTAGCACGAGCAATCTGTGATGAACTTGGCTATGACTACATTGTCATCAATGGTTCTGAAGAAGGTAACATCGATACGCTACGTGGCAAAATCAAGCGTTTTGCATCCTCTGTCTCTCTAGGTGGCGATGTCAAGGTCGTCATCCTAGACGAGGCTGATTATCTAAATCCTCAATCGACACAGCCAGCTCTTCGTGGCTTCATTGAAGAGTTTTCTGATAACTGTCGATTCATTCTGACTTGTAACTTCAAGAATCGAATCATCGAGCCGCTTCACTCTCGGTGTGGTGTATATGAATTCAATACGACCAAGAAAGAGATGCAGACTCTCTGTGCCGATTTCTTTGTGCGATTGATCCACATTCTTGAATCTGAGCAAGTCGCATTCAACAAAGACCTGCTTGCACAACTGATCATGAAGTACGCCCCAGACTGGCGGCGTGTAATCAATGAGTGTCAGCGGTACTCGATTGGCGGTCAATTGGAAACTACAGTTCTCAATAATGATGCAAGTGGTAACTACGATTCTCTTTTCAAGTCGCTCAAAGACAAAGACTTTAAAAAGATGCGCAGTTGGGTCGCTCAGAACGTAGACGTTGATGTGTCTGCAATCTTTCGTCAAATCTATGACAACATGTACGAGAAAGTGGACGCATCTTCGATTCCGCAACTGGTGTTGATTCTTGCTGACTACCAGTACAAGAATGCCTTCGTTGCTGATCATGAGTTGAACATCGTCGCATGTATGACTGAGATCATGGCAAACGTGGAGTTTAAATAATGAATCCGTTTGACTATGTGACAGCCATTAATCATGGCAAGCAAGACATCATGGACGATGATTTGAAAGAGAAAGCCTATAACTCTTTTCTGACAAATCGATCACTAAGTTATTTTCCTGATACCGTTGCCGCGGCTAACGTTATGAATCAGTTTCACCACTTGGATAACAAGTTACAATTTCATTTTTTACTAAATATAGTAAGAAAGCGAAAGCGGTTCTCTAAGTGGGAGAAACAAGAGACTTTCGATGACGTGGAAGCGGTAAAGGAGTATTATGGATACAGCAACGAAAAAGCACGTTCGGCTTTATCCCTCCTTTCACCTGATCAAATTAATGAAATAAGAACAAGGATCTACAAAGGTGGAAGAAAATAGAATTTGGAAACCAGCAGATATGCTGGAAGTGACGTTGAACGAACCCGATGATTTTCTCAAGGTTCGTGAGACATTGACAAGAATGGGTGTAGCATCTCGACGTGAAAACAAACTGTTTCAGTCATGTCATATCTTGCACAAACAAGGTCGGTACTTTATCGTGCACTTCAAAGAATTGTTTCTACTCGACGGCAAGAAGTCTAATCTAGAAGAGGCTGATGTTCTAAGAAGAAACACCATCGCTACTTTGTTAGCAGATTGGGGACTCGTGCAGATCGTCGATAAGGCTCAGGTAGCAGAGTGTGCACCACTGCGACAAGTGAAGATCATTTCTCACAAGGATAAAGATCAGTGGGAGTTGTGTCCAAAATATAATATCGGTAATAAGGCTTGACAGTCCAAGAACATTACGCTAGAATGGAAAAGATATTCGGCAAACTACCTAATCCCTATCATGAGCCTAAGCAGTTTGCCTATTTCGTCAAGCTATACAAATACTACCATTTCAGTAGAGATGGAAAGAATCACTGGGTTGCTTAAATTCTCGCAATCGATTCAACGTGACAAGTTTTCTTGCGTGAGAACTTGATCGGTGTTCCTTCTCTGACTTGACGCGAACGAAATTGAAACTGAGTGATTTCTTCTACGTCATATTCGCAGTTTGTTTTGATAGCGTACTTATTACCTTGCTTGTCTCTGATCTGAATTAAGTCGCTAGACGTATCAAACATGACAATCGGAGTAAGATTGGCAGTGACAACACTCTCATTAGCGAATGAGATTAGCGGTAACATAAGTAATACGAGGATGATGTTTTTCATATTTGCCTCCAGTCGCCTCACGGCGTAGTTATTGTTACAGTTTTATTACACTGTATATACATTATATATAGGTTTTTGGACTTAGACCATGAAAAAAGATGACAATCTTCTTGTGAAAATCAATAAGGAAGATAAGAAAGAATTTATTGCGCTGTGTAAAGAAATGGACACAAGCGCATCTCGTGAAGTGAGACACTTCATAAAAAAATTTATACAAGAGAACCAAAAGCAAACTTCTCGCGTATAAATAACCGCGTGATGCCTTTATAGGGTCACATATACAACACAACCTTGCTTAATTAATTAGGAGGTACCGTTTATGGTAACTAAAGCATTTACCTTTCCACGTTCGCATTTTATTGGCTTCGATCACGTTTGGTCTGAGATTGAACGTCTTTCAGAGATGTCAGACAACAAACTTTTTCCTCCACACAACGTAGTCAAGCATGACGAATCAACGTTTTCAATCGAACTTGCACTGGCTGGTTATAGCAGAGACAACCTAGAAATTGAAGTGAAAGAAGGCAACGCTCTTCTTGTGATTTCTGGCGACAACCGAGTCGAAGAGTTTGAAAACGAGCGATCAAAGGAGTACCTGCATCGTGGAATCTCAGGTAAGAAGTTTACTCGCACCTTTAGACTGTCAGAACATGTTGTTGTTGATGGAGCAGACTTCGTGGACGGATTACTCGTCATTAACTTGAGAGTAGAGATTCCTGAAGAAAAGCGTCCGAGAAAAATCTCAATCTCATCTTAAAGGACGTAATACAATTGAAAAGAATTTTAGCCCTCGCACTTGCATTGGGTTTATCTGCTAGTGTTAGCGCCAATGATGTTGAAGAAGTAAAAGTGTATGCGACAAAGATCGACAACTCAGGCTATACTATGAGAGCCGGTCTGACGAACGTTGCGCTGTTGCACGAATACGACGAAAGACTTGACACTTGGCATTACATTGGTTATACTGATGAATACGGTCAAACTGTAACAGTTGATGTTGATAAATCTATCAACAAAGCTATTGCAGACGCCGTGAAGACATTCTTCAGTGTCGATTAACCCGATGTATAAATATTAACGGTTTGCGGAGTTCCGTTTAAATAAAACTCCGCTCTACATAAGGAGCTAATTATGATCAAGGCAATTGGGGATTGGGTAAAAGATTTCTTTATGGGTCTGACTCATGAACAAGCAGGATGGTTAACCATCGGAACTGTTGGGGTCATTGTACTTCTAGCTATCGTATAGGATTTATTATGATTGATGCATACATGCAGGTCGATCTTAACGATCCTCTCGCTGTAAAATATCATAAAGTCGCATTGAAATCCTTTGAATGCGTATCAGACATTTTCAGAATAAATGTTGTGCAGTGTATCACGCCTGATACGCTTCTCGATCTACCATTCTCAGAAGATAAAAGAAGATCACCTCAAGAAAAAGCCTCTTTGTGTTCTCAATACAGAATGCATAAGCGCATGTCCCAAGAAGGTCCAATGAAGCGGTTCTTTATTATGGAACACGATGCATATCTAAGACCTGATCAAGAAGAAACGTTTCGCATGATCATGTCTAAGTGGGAACAAATGATCACTCTTAATATTGGCATTGCTATGGAATGCTACACGTGTAAGCGCCAAATTTCTAAGTTGTTTTGTGAGGCTGTAGAAAACGATAAGACCACAAAAATGACTGGTCCTATGGGTATTCTGCATTCAGTCACAGATGCTTGGGTAAAGAAGAACAATCTTCAAGTCCGTGCGGTATACTGGCCCAAGATCGGTAAAGACAACAAAACAGGAGTTTCGAATGATGTGACTCGTGCACATCGAAAGCCTCAGATAGTTATCGAGGCTCCTGTCACACAATTAATTGATACGAGTTTGGGAACAACTGTAACTGATCGACCAGAGTCGCAAGTAAAAAATTACTACAACCAAGACACGCATCCTAATTTTCATTTCGTCAATTTGTCGGAATCGGTTGACAATTCTACTGATACTTTAGTATAATACGTACATGAAATTTTATACGAATGTTGTCCGCGCGGGCAACAAAATACTCTATCGTGGTTACGAAAGTGGATCTCGCGTCGAGCGTAGAATTCCGTACACTCCTACCCTGTTCGTTGAAAGCAATCGTGCAACTGGCAAGTACAAGACGCTCTACGGTAAGTCTGTCGAGCCTATGCAGTTCGGTGACATGCGTGAAGCTTCTGACTTTATGAAGCAGTACGAGAACGTTCCTAACTTCTCCGTACATGGTCAGACGAATTATGTCACTCAGTTCATCGGCGACACTTTTCCTAACGATATCAAGTTTGATCGTGACCTGATCAACGTAATGACTATCGACATCGAGGTCGCATCTGATCAAGGCTTTCCTCATCCGAGAGAAGCCGCACATCCTATTATCTCTATCGCCGCCAAGTCTAATCGATCAAAGACTTACTATGTGTGGGGTATGGACAATTACGATACGGATCTGAACGATCATGAAATCACCTACTTTCGTTGTGAAAATGAATATGATCTACTCACTGCGTTTCTTGGTTGGTGGCAAGGCAACTGCCCAGATGTACTGACTGGCTGGAACTCCAAACTCTTTGACATTCCATATCTGGTGCGCCGTACTCAACAAGTTCTCCATGCCGAGGCTGTAAAGAAGTTCTCGCCGTGGGGTCTCGTGCGTGAGCGTGAGATTCGCATGATGAACACGGTTGAGATTGCATATGAGATCGAGGGCATCTCTCAGATGGACTACCTTGATCTGTTCAAGAAGTTTGGCAAGCAGACCTGGGGTGAGCAAGAATCATACAAGCTTGATCATATCGCACACGTGATACTTGGCGAGCGCAAACTGTCGTATGAAGAATACGGTTCGCTTCACAGTCTGTACAAGCATGACTACCAAAAGTTCATTGACTACAACATCAAAGACGTTGAACTGGTTGATCGTTTCGAAGAGAAGATGGGTCTGATCTCGCTGGCTATGACTATGGCATACCAAGCAAAGACAAACTACCAAGACACGTTTGGCACCACTGCGATCTGGGATTCAATCATCTATAATCAACTGCGGCAAAAGAACGTGGTGATTCCTGGCAAGCCTGACATTGACCATGACGCTGGCAAGATCGTCGGCGGCTATGTAAAAGATCCCATGGTCGGTGCGCACGATTGGGTTGTGTCGTTCGACCTTAACTCTCTGTATCCGAACATCATCGTGCAGTACAACATGTCGCCCGAGACAATGTGCTACGACGAAAACGTAGAGACCACGAAGTGTGCCAATGGTGCGATGTTCCGAAAAGACTTTGAGGGCATCATCCCTAACGTGATTCGTAAGTTCTATGATGATCGTGTGACCATCAAGGGCAACATGCTCAAAGCCAAACAGCAATACGAAGAAGCGCCTACCAAGAAACTTGAGAACGAAATCGCTACGATGGACAATCAGCAGATGGCGATCAAGATTCTGATGAACTCTCTCTATGGTGCACTCGCCAACAAATACTTTCGGTACTTCGATCAGAAGATTGCTGAGGGTGTGACCACAAATGGTCAGCGAGCAATCAAGTGTGCCGAGAAAGCAGTGAACGATGAGATGCAAGAGATTCTTGGTACCAAAGACGACTACGTGATTGCAATCGACACCGACTCTGTGTACATTAACTTCGCACCGCTGGTCGAGTTGCACAAGCCTGTCAATCCCGTCAACTTCTGTAGTAAAGTCGCAGAACATTTTGAAACTAAAATCGCAGAAGCCTATGCAAAGCTGGCGGACGAGACTAGTGCGTACGAAAATCGTATGGTGATGAAGCGTGAAGCGATTGCTGATCGCGGCATCTGGATGGCTAAGAAGCGATACATTCTAAATGTCCATGACAACGAGGGTGTGCGGTACGCTCAGCCGAAACTCAAGATGATGGGTATCGAAGCGATCAAGTCTAGTACGCCGCAGGTCGTACGTGACAAAATGAAAGAGACGTTCAAAGTAATCATCGAGGGCACTGAGTCTGACACGCAACGATTCATTGCCAACTTCAAGGCTGAGTTTAAAAACCTAGAGCCCGAAGTAATTGCGTTTCCGCGTGGCGTCTCTGAAGTGACAAAGTGGAAAGATCGTCAGACTATTTACGGCAAGGGCACACCGATTCATGTTCGTGGCTCTCTGCTATATAATCATTATGTTAAGCAAGCTGGCTTACAAGACAAATACGAGTTGATTCAAGACGGTGAGAAAATTAAGTTTCTGTACCTCCGCCAGCCGAACAAGATTAAAGAGAACGTAATATCTTTTCCAATGCAGTTGCCCAAAGAACTTGGCTTGCACGTGTCAATAGATTATGATATGATGTTCGTTAAAACATTCCTTGATCCGCTTGAGCCAATTCTCGCCGCAGTCGGCTGGTCAGCAGAACCAAGGGCAACGCTTGAGGACTTCTTTGGATGAATCTAGAACACTTATCTTTTCCTGATATAGGATGGGGTTACATGCCACCGACTGATGATGTGTTTAGAGCGTTTGAGTGGGCACAAAAACTCTTCAAGCCGAAGCGAGTTTTAGAGATCGGATTTCATCTAGGCCATTCGACCACATATCAACTTGAAATCTACAAAGACCTTGAAAGACTGATTTCGGTTTCGCCGTACGAAGATCGAAATGGTAAGCCGTCAGATCGAATTAATCCTGCGGCTCGATGGACTGTTGCTATGAAATTGGCAAAAATGTATCGAGGAAAATGGCGATGGATTCCTGGTAAAGCACATCAAATGATAGACGAAATTTCTATCTACGATTACGACTTCGCACTAATCGATGGCGGTCACACTTATCCTGCGGCTTCACATGATATGACTATGTGCATTGATCTCGGCATTAAAGCTATGTTGATCGATAACTTTGAGTTGGTTCCTGTTCGCGATGCATTCGCAGACCATCACGAACTAAAGTTGATAAAAAAGTTCTACTACGAGCAAACGTTCAAGGGTAGACGTAAGATGAATCAATTGGCATTGGTAAAGGTTGACAGCCCACAACTTAATCTGTTATAATTTCTGAATGAAACTAGAACTGACGCTGTTTAAAAATCGTTATGACAATAAGACTCATAAACGAATGACCATGAATAATTGGCATGAGTTTACTGAGTTGCTGTCTGGTTTGTCTAGCATACCCGAGTCGAAGAAAACTGCTTCGCTGATTAGTCCTGCAATTTATACTGAAGGTACAACAAGATCAAATGACAACGTTGAGTACTGGGGTCGCTGGGCGGCTGTCGATGTTGATGATGTCACTTTTGAGGAGCCACTAACAAATGAGCTTCATAGTAGGTATGGGCATTGGAACTTTGTGTGTTATTCTACTGCAAGTAGTACAGTCGATACACCTAAATTCCGACTTGTATTTGAACTTACACGAAACGTCGAGCGAGATGAGATCCGACATTTCTGGCATGCCCTCAACACAGAACTTGGTGAGATCGGCGATGCTCAGACAAAGGATCTTAGTCGTATGTACTACGTTCCTGCTCAGTATTTCGACGCTCATAATTTTATGTTTTCTAATCACGGCGACCCTATTGATCCAGACTACTTAAAGGCTAAACATCCATACAAAGAGAAAGAAGGCAAAAACTTTTTAGATCGTCTGCCGCCCGAGTTGCAAAAAGCAGTGCTTGAGCATCGTAAGCAAGCACTAGATAACACCAACGTTTCTTGGTCCAGCTATCGTGATTGCCCGTTTTGGCCAAAGAAACTTTCTATGCAGTATCAAACAATAACGAGTACCGGATGGTATCACAAGATGTATCAGATCATGGTTGCTACAGCAGGCAATGCCATCAAGAATGGTTATCCTATTTCTGCAAAGCAAATCGCAGAACTTTGTAGACAATTTGACAATGAAAATGGAATGTGGTATACTAATCGACCACTAGAGAAAGAAGCTGATAGAGCAGTTGAATATGCCTATCGCAATAACTAGGAGCAAATGATGAGTGATAATGTAACTGAAATCGCGCCAAAACTGAGCGAACCTCAAGTGGCAGCCGATGGAACTGTTGTACGAGTAGATGAAGAAGGCTGGGAGCATCCTCAATCACCGCCTATTGGTCAAGAGGAAGCTGGTCTTCAGACGATGAAAGCGGGCATTATTGGTAGCAATATGCTTGCTGATGCAACTGCTGTTGCTTTCAATACCAAAGCATCTGAGTTTGTAAGAGCAGAATCGTTTAATGACGTTGATGCTCTGATTGAGTCGCGACCTACTATCGTATTCATCTGTGAAGAAATTCCTTTGATGAAAAACGATACGTTCGATGACGCGGATTTTCTAAACGCTGTAAACAAATTGTTTAAGCAAACCGAGTGTGCCATCTGCATTCGATCAACGCTAAACATCGAAACAACTCAGCGGTTGATTGCGACTCTGGGCTATGATGTCTTTAGCGCAAAAGTTTGTTACTTCCCTGAGATGAGTGATGCAACAAACATGGGTGAAATTTTAGTCTCTGACTATCATATAGTTGGTGGCGAAGAAAAGCCTCGGCAAGCATTAATGCAACTTCTGCAACACGCGAGCCATTTCTCAGCCGCACAAGTTGCTGTTGGTAGCATTTGGGAAGTAATTTATGCTAAACTAGGTCTTGCGGGCTTCAAAGCAGTCAAGCAGACTTTCTTTAATCAGTTGTATGATACCATTCTTGATGTTAAGAATGCGAATCCAACAATCGTTCGACGTTTGATGGAGAATGCACCTGACATTACTGACAAGAGTGTCATGGTTCCTACGTTCGTTCGTGCGAAGACTGACGATTCGATTAGTTACAAGCAAGCCCGTGGGTATGCTGGTGAATTCTTGAATCACGATGTACGCGCACTTGCGGGTCTGTCTGACAAACTACCGCTAATTGATGAGTGCATTAACTTTAAAAATCTGAAGGACTAATATATGTCAGTAATGAACAAGCTGAAGAAAAACTCTAAAGTCGCACACACGGCTGTGCTGTCTGAGTCTGAGTTTTTTCAAGAGCGTGAGATTACAACCCTCGACGTTCCTATGTTGAATGTCGCTCTGTCTGGTAGTCTGAAGGGTGGACTGGCGTCAGGACTTACTGTTCTCGCTGGTCCATCTAAGCACTTTAAAACTTCGTTTGCACTAAAGATGGCGGCTGAGTTTTTGAAGTCTGATCCAGATGCAGTAATGCTGTTCTATGATTCTGAGTTTGGTTCGCCTCAGTCTTACTTTGAAACGTTTGGTATTGATGTGAATCGTGTGCTCCACACGCCTATCACCAATGTCGAAGAACTGAAGTTTGATCTGATCAACCAGCTTGAGAATCTGGACAAAGCCGATAAAGTTATTGTGGTGATTGACTCTATTGGTAACCTAGCATCTAAGAAAGAACTTGAGGATGCAATCAACGAAAAGTCTGTGGCTGATATGTCACGTGCGAAAGCACTCAAGGGCTTGTTCAGAATGACAACTCCTTATCTGACGATGAAGAACATTCCTCTTCTTGCAATCAATCATACGTACAAAGAGATTGGTTTGTTTCCGAAAGATATTGTTGGCGGTGGTACCGGTATCTACTACTCTGCTGATAACATCTGGATTCTCGGTCGTCGGCAGAACAAAACTGGCACTGAGGTAACTGGTTATGACTTTATTATCAACGTCGAAAAGTCTCGATTTGTTAAAGAGAAGTCAAAGATTCCTATCCGAGTTTCTTGGGAAGGTGGGATTGAGCCTTATAGTGGTCTTCTGGATGTTGCTCTTGCTGGTGGTTTTGTTATTAAGCCTAGTAACGGCTGGTATCAACTGGTTGATAAAGCTACTGGACAACTGGTTGGCGGAAAGGTCAGAGAGAAAGACACGCTCGCGCATTCTTTCTGGGAAGGACTATTAGAAGACGAAGACTTCCAGTCGTTCATTGAAAAGCAATACAAGATTGGTGCTGGTGCATCGATTGAACTTGATCTAGAAATGGAAGTTGAGTGATGGGTATTGGAGTAGCACGAGAAGGAATTGACTATCAGTTGATTCCTGCTACAGACGATGAGCGCGATCAGTCTTGGGATATTCGTATCATCAAGGGTGAGTTTACTGAGACTGTATTGCGTTTTGGAAACATTGCTTTCGACGGAGAAAATGATTGCTTAAACTTTAATTTTATGATAGTATCAACACCTGATACTGAATTGACAGAAGCGAACGTAGCCCTTCAAGATCGAGCCGCAGAAGTTCTTGCGTCTGTTCTTGAAGAAGCGGCGCAAACCGGTAGTTTACAATTAGGCAATCCCGACGATGACAGTGAAGATTGATTTAGAACAAACAATCATTCGAAACATTTTGACAAATGAACCTTACATGCGTAAGGTCATTCCTTTCATTAAGAAAGAATACTTCGAAGGTGTGTACCAACATCTGTTCACTGAGGTGACGAAGTTTGTTGGCAAATACAATAAGTTGCCGACGCTAGAATCTTTTAAGATTGAATTGGATCAGTCTGACAAATTGACTGACCAGATGTACACTCATGCCATGGACATTCTTCCTAACATCTTTGAGGTGAAAGAAGAGAATGATACGTGGCTATTAGATACAACAGAAAAGTGGTGTCAAGATCGTGCGGTCTATCGTGCTATCATGGAGTCGATTACAATCATCGACGGTAAGCATGAGAAGCTATCAAAGAACGCTCTGCCTGACATCCTACAGAATGCACTAGCCGTATCGTTCGACACGAACGTAGGTCATGACTACCTTGAAAACGTAGATGAACGATACGCCTTTTATCATGAGCAAGAAGAGCGCATCCCCTTCGATCTCGATTACTTCAATCGAATCACAAAGGGTGGACTGCCAAATAAGACGCTAAACATCGCCTTGGCAGGCACGGGTGTTGGTAAGTCATTGTTCATGTGTCACGTTGCGGCTAGTGCCCTATCGCAGGGTCGTAATGTCTTGTACATTACGATGGAGATGGCAGAGGAGCGCATTGCTGAACGCATTGACGCAAATCTGCTGAATGTGCCAATCGATCAGTTAGAGAACATGTCGCAGACAATGTTCACTGACCGTGTGCGTCAAATTGCGAATAGCACAAACGGTAAGCTGATCATCAAGGAGTACCCGACTGGACAGGCTCATAGCGGTCACTTCCGGGCGTTGCTGATGGAACTCAAACTGAAGAAAAAGTTTGTTCCCGAGTTAATCTTCATTGATTACTTGAACATCTGTGCATCGTCTAGAATGAAAGCCATGGGCGGTGCAATCAACTCTTATACTTATGTCAAGGCTATCGCAGAAGAAATACGCGGGCTTGCTGTAGAGTTTGATGTGCCTATTGTGTCAGCAACACAAACGACTCGGTCGGGGTATGGCAATTCTGATCCTGGACTAGAAGACACATCTGAGTCTTTCGGTCTTCCTGCAACGGCTGACCTGATGTTCGCCCTTGTGTCCAACGATGAGCTAAATAGTCTTGGACAGATAATGGTGAAACAGTTAAAGAATCGTTACAATGATCCTAACGTCGATAAGCGATTTGTGATTGGCGTAGATCGAAGTAAGATGAAACTATATGATGTAGATGAAACACAACAGAACCTTGTTGATGATGATATACCGGTTTTTGACAAATCGTCTTCGGGCGAAAAACTCAAGAACATAAAAATCTTCTAGGAGGTGCGTTATGGATCCCTACACTCATACTCTTATTGCAGTAGGGCTGATGTTTGGCTCGTATTGGGCTGGTAGACATCTTGGTTATAAAGACGGCTTGATCGATGTATGGTCTGCTTTGCTTACAGTCTTTGATGCTAAGTCTATCGTTATTAATGAAAATGAAGAACTGATTGTCACTGACAAAAACGGTGCCGAAAGAAAGGTGAATTGATGGCTATTGAATATAAGTTTCGTGAAGATGAGTTGATCCAAGAATTCAAAGACTACATTGACGCTACGTACAGCGGTCACTATGGTCATGGTGGATTCCAATCGAGTGAAGTAATTGTTGATCGTGGGCATGGTCTCGGTTTCTTTCTTGGCAACGTTGATAAATACAACGGTCGATATGGCAAGAAAGGTTCTTCAGACGACCATCGCAAAGACTTGATGAAGATTCTGCACTATGCACTTCTTGCACTGTACGAACATGACCGACTGAATCCTGTAGTGTCAATCAAGATGGATACCGATTGGCTCGATCATGCGCCTTCTAAAGATACTATCGGTCTAGGTCCACTCACAGTAGATACAATTTCGTATCCATCAATCAACATTGAGAGTGACGTGAAAGTGGACATCACTGATTATCCTGAGTATGATGTTAAATTCAACGTAGACGGACTCAAGGTATGACAGAAGACATTTTCGATTTTGGCTTTACAGCCGTAACTGAAGAAGAGTTGGAGATTGTTCAGAAATCTTCGACAGAAAAGGATGCGGTTGAAAGTCGGCTCGATAAGTTGTATAATGCTATTCAACCATTGTTGGATAATCTGAGAAAGAATCCAGAGAAGGACTATATCTATTGGCCCAATCGTCTGGATAAAGTCGATCAGTTTAGGGATTACATCGACGACATCTATACTGGAAAGTAAATGACATTTAACATGAAGGCCGCTAAGACGGCTGTAAGTGATACAATCGTAGCAACACCAATTAACTTAGTTCTCAACTACATACTTCTCAAAATGTTTCTACCTCTCAGTTTGACTGCGGAGTTGATGACTATAATCTTTACTTCCATATTTTTCGTTGTCGCTTGCGTCCGAAAATATTTTGTGATATCATTCTTTAATAGGAGAAATAAATGACTAGCCCCGTAAAAGTGCCTGACGTTGTATTCAAAACTCGGGTTCGTGATGATTCAATCCCCGGTGCAAATCCGTATCGATGGGAAGATGTGACCAGTGAAGACCTTTTCATGGGTAAGTCTGTGATCGTCTTTTCTCTTCCTGGTGCATTTACGCCGACTTGCTCTACGTATCAACTGCCCAACTTCGAGAAGTTGTATGGCGACTTCAAGCAGTACGGCGTTGATGATATCTACTGCATCTCGGTCAATGATGCGTTCGTGATGAATGCATGGGCAAAGGCTCAAGGGCTCAAGCACGTTAAAGTGATTCCTGATGGTTCAGGTTATTTCACTGAGCAGATGGGAATGCTTGTCGCTAAAGACAATCTTGGTTTCGGTATGCGTTCGTGGCGCTATGCGATGCACGTAGTCGATGGCGTGATTATGAAAATCTTCGAAGAGCCAGGTCGCGAAGATAATTGTGAAACTGACCCTTACGAGGTCACTTCTCCTGAAAACATTCTGTCTTACTTCG